ATTCTCGGGATGATCCTTCGGAACCATTGTAAATCTGTTATGACTGGAGTATTCGGAGAAAAGTATGTGACTTTGATCACTCCCACTGGCGGCATCTTACAGAGCTGCGATAGTATGAATACTCCTAATGTGGGGCATTCTACCAACGGACACCTCGTGCTCCGTGCCCACGAGATGGAAAAGGATGTCTTCGATAAGGTCTTTCTTATCACTGATACTCAGCTATGGAATAGCGATAGTTACATGTGGGGAGGTGGAAATGCCGATGCTCTCAAGGCTGCTTGGAGTGATTACAAGAAGAATATCTCACCAGAGGCCAAGCTCTACATCATTGATGTGGCAGGCTATGGGAATACCCCTGTTTCCATCATGGCACCAGACGTGTACTATGTCGCCGGCTGGTCTGATAAAGTCTTCGATGTCCTCGATGCAATTGAAAATGGCTCAAGCGCTATTGAGGAGATTCGCAGGATCAAGCTGTGAGTGCCGTAGGGATTGAGAACCCTCCCCAGTTATAGCCTCACAGATCCTAAATTGTTCCTTCACACCGTTACCCCCTCCTTGGAGTGTCGTTAGAGTAAAGTTACTTCGCTTTGAAAAACGACTTAGGGGTGCAAGTCCCCTACCTACCTTTACTCGCTTGTTACCTCCAATATTCAATTGGTTAGGAATCCACATTGAGGTGCCAGTAGAGAAGAGTTGCTTCGCCTCTTAATGCCCTCTCAGACGTTTAACCGATTAGGTCCACCATAAGGTGGGTGGTAACATCCCAATAATCCGAGTGCCGGTGCACAGGGTTCCTTCGCTTATCTTATGCATAAGCCTCCTGAATACAGCCTCACAAGGCTGACTTCTGATTTGTAGCTGGGAGAAAGACCCAGCTCGTTCGGTCGCTAAATCTTCCGACGTCGCGTGCGTGAGACGATATCACCTACCCTTTGCAGTTATTGCCTCGGATAATCTATACTTATCTCTATGAAGCTGCGATGCGAACTCGTCACCAGAGGTAAACAAATTAAGGTTCCCGATGGGTGGCAGATTCATCAGACATCGATACTGGAGCGGTCTACCGGAGCTGCATATCTAGTTCTAATGAAGAAAGAGGATACTGACAAATCAAAGAAATCTAAACCTTCTATCGGATTCAATACCACCAATGAAAGAAGTAAAACCAGACAACATCGCAAGACCCGCGCACTATACCGAGGGGCGAATGATTGAACCGCTTACAATCATAGAAGACTGGAACCTGACATACCACGAGGGAAACATACTCAAGTACCTTTCACGATGGTCTCGCAAGGGTGGTGTAGAAGATCTTAGAAAGGCAGAGTATTTCCTGCAGAGACTTATTGAACTTAATTCTTAACTACTATAGGGTAAGAGAAGGATGCCACCTTCAAATGATATGTTCTACATCGTAGTTCCTGGTGAACCACGTGGTAAAGGTAGACCACGCTTCGCACGCAGGGGGAACTTTGTCTCCACGTATACACCAGATGCTACTGCTGAGTATGAGCATAAGATCCAAGTGTGTGCCAAGGAAGCTGGTGCTATAGCAGAGGAAGATTGTGCTGTTGTGATCAAACTACAGGCTGGTTTTACTATTCCAAAGAGTAAGCCTAAGTGGTGGAAGGAGGCCGTGGAGAAAGGCGTTATCCCAAAAGTATCTAAACCAGATATTGACAATATTGTGAAGATTGTTTTGGATGCACTGAATGGTATTGCCTTCAAAGATGATTCTCAGGTGATTGCTGTTAGTTGTGAGAAGTTCTACTCAGTGGACCCGATGCTGACTATTCATATTTCATATCATGACTTTCCTGCCAAGAAGAAAGATATTCATGACAATACTGATGCAAAATAGTATCATATTCCTATGGCAAACTTCCGTACTCCAAACCGCAGCGCACGCAGAAGGAATGCCCCAACAAAGAGGGCAAGGATGGGTGTGAAGAAGATTGGACAGCGACACAAGAGACGAAGACGTTCCGGTAAGGTTACCTATTAATATAATGGAATATTCTGATACAGGATGTGCTGGGAAGTCTTCATTCAGCTCAAGAGCTAAAGCCCATCATGCGATGCGAGCCTGCGGTAAACATGGAAAGAAGTTCAAGAACGCACATGCCTACAAGTGTGAGATGTGTTTCAAATGGCATATAGGAACTAGGAGGCATGTAACAAAGCCACCTCACCACATCGACGTCACAGAGATTAGAAAACGTAGAAGAAAAACCCGACATTCCTGCCGGGTTATCCCTAATGACGAAACGCTAATGTCGTCGCCTATAAAGGCGAATTAAACCTATAAGATTATTATCGAGTAGTCAAGAAGCTTGCTCATACTTTACCGCGTGCGGGAATGAATGCCCACCCTGCATAGAAATGCGGCAGCTGTCGCTCGGTTCGATTTTCTCGTTTACAGTGACAGTATCTACGTAGTACTTACCAGAGAACTGAACGAGTAGAACATAGAGGTCCTCAAAGAGGCCTAACTCAGGTATATCACAGACGGAAACTACGTCTACAAGAACCGGACCCTCATTCCTAACAAGAGCACGAATCTGTTTTACTTCTCTAATAGTAGCGAAGTATGTCTTCGGTACGTCAGGAGCAAGCTGAGGCTCTGGAGTGACAGTAACTTTAATGGGTGGCTTCCTCCGTTTTGGACCTACGTGACCTTTCGTATAGTCTCTCATTGGCTTCTTCTTCGGCGTCAGTTTTCTTGCGGCTTGCCTCTTCTGAGTAGCCTTCTTTGTACCTACCTTTTTATTAGTAGCTGAGCGCTTTTTAGGGGGCATGATAGAAATAAGGGAAAGAATTAATTGTCATCCCGAACGCCGCTATTCTTCACAAGCTCGTAGATTGCTACGGCACCCGTGAATGCGACGGTGGAACGCTGGAAGATTGCAACCCAAATACCCTGTTCTACAAGGAACGCATAACCGATACCTCCTGCTATTGACAGAATGGCAACGATAAGCATGGGATGGAATTGAATGGGTGACCATTTCTTTAATATCTGTGTAATACCGGAGATGATACCACCCACAAGGACGGTTAGAAGCGTTAGTGTCTCAGGTGAAAGTGCATCCATAGATAAAAGGGGAAAGTTGTTGGGAATTATACTCCAATGATAGAGAGAATGCGACGAATGAGTCTCTGTACTCTCCTCTTACGTGCCCCCTTAGCGCGTGGTAAATAGGCTTGTGCGCGTCCCAGCCTACTCTTAAGGTCTTTTATCTGTTGCTCCTCTATCAACGCTCTCAGGTCAACACCAGGACACTGCGTGGCTTTTAGATCCCAGTGATGGTAGACCTTTGTACTCGGTATCCCATATCTACGTTGCACATCAAGGACTAAGCTTGTCATTGTCTCTATTTGTTCTCTTGTAGGCTTCTCCAAAACCAGATTGCCAGCAAGGCAAATTCCTATTGAAGTATTATTATAATCAAATCCTGGCACAACACAATGGGCAGCTCGCTCCGACTCAACTCTATACCGCTTTAGTTCTCCACTCTTCTCGATGAAGTAATGATATCCGCCATAGTACCCGAGCGAACTGCGGAAGTTCCATCTCCTTTTATGTACAGCATTTATAATGTCAAATTGTCTACCAAATTCCGACTGCTTAATCGCTGTGTGGTGTAAGATGATCTGTCGCTTTTTGGACATAAGAGTGATGGTTATTTCTCCTTAACATTTTCAGCTTCATCTACCATTTGTCGTGCTTGCTCAGTTGCAATGAAGTTCCATAGATTTATTTCCTTATCTTGTATACTGACCTTCCCGTGATCACATAGTTTTTTAATAACATTGTATTGTGCAGGATCTAAGATCAGCTCTTTTGTCGCGGTGGCCAATGCGATACCAGCAGAATACAATGGTTCTCTATCACTATCTGTAATATTCATTGAATTAGCATTCACGATATACCTCATAAGAATGTCTTTCAGTGTGATAGCTTTCGTGTCATTTGTACCATCAATTATCATATTCATTTGGACGCCTTCTAAGGTGTTCATTGGTTGAGAAATATCAATTTTCTTATTCATAGTATTTAGATTATATAATTATTATTAAGAGTAATGCAAGTCTCTGGCGGGTATTATCTTCTATTGGCTGGAAAATGATTAGAATAATGCCTGAACAGTTCTCCATGCACCATTACTATAGCAAACTAATGTTCCATTGGTTCCAGCATCTGTATCTAAGTAGAGTGCTCCTTCTACAGCAGGAGTAGGTGTTGTCCCACTCGGAATGATAAGCCCTGTATTTATCCTAACAGCTGTATCCGCATGTAAATCCAAATACCCATCAGCATCAGAGTTCACATAGAGCAGTGCATCCCTGAATTGTACCGAGTAATTTTCTGATAAGAATAAATTGCCAGTGATGTTTGTATCTTGAAGCAGCCGTATGGCGGTGGTTGCTCCTATATCTATATAGCCGTCATTCAGGCTGGCTATGAACTCGTTCTTATCGGTCTGCGCCAGAACTATCTTTCCATCGAAATAGTGGTCTAATCCCTCTGCGTCATAGATCCCCCAGTTGATATCTGCACTGCGGACTCTGTAAAAATAGATTCCATAATTAGTAGAATTCCCTGCACTATTACCTGCAATATCAATATTGAGACCTCTATTTTCAACAGTAAGAGAACCACTTGTTAATGTTGGAGTACTAAACAACTGTATCCAAGAGCCATAAGTAGTAAGTGTACTCGCAGGTGTGTTCCCTCCTGTATCTGTAAAAGTACAGTCTACATCTACCTTACTCCTAGCTCCTGCAAGGGTAACCTGCGCGGCACCCGCCGCTGAGGAATCAAAAGTCGCGTCAACATCTAAAACAGTGTCGCTTGACATAAAATAAAGATTTACAGGAGTTGCCTCCGTCCAAGTAATTGTTGGCGCGCCAGTTGCAAGTTTGAAAAATAATGCTCTGCAAGTTTTATAAACAGGTACTTCTATTGAATCGTTTGTAAATGCAAGAGTTCCCTGAAAAGCTGTATGGTTTGCAATTATACCGCCAGCACCCAAATCTATTTTGCTCAATACATTCATGGTTTTGGTATCTGTGGCGGAGGTTGTAAAACCATTTGTATAACCATCAACATACAAGCCTGTTGTGTCTGTGCTTGCCATAACGATATGTGCTCGATAGTTAGCGGTGGGAGAAGCCCCTACTCCAAGTTGCCCTGTGGAAGTTACAACAAGCAACGGGTCGGAAGCACTATTCTCTACATATACCAGATCTGCTGTCTGTGAAGCGTTGCCTGTAACTGTTAGTTGAACAGCATTAGCTCCACCACCAAAAGTTCCTGCCCCTGTTGTAGATAAATTTTCATCTCCAAAACTTATAGCACCGCTCGTATCAGTTATCTCTCCACTTGTTAATTCTAATGTCCCTCTGATCAGCTTGTAATTATTGTTGTCCCATTTTAGAGCTTCATTATCTGCTTGAAGTTCTCCATTTGCAGAGCCGATAAAAACTATTCCCCCAATTTCACCAACTAATCCATTTATATTTACTTTGTCCCCTGTTATATCTCCAGCTGTTGTCAGATTAAAGTTCCCAACATTCCAATTAGCAGTCATTGGTCTTGATCCGTCTGCTAAAATATAATTTGCCTCTGTATAATTAGTTGCTGCTCCTGCTCCGTCAAACCCCGCTAGAGTTGAAACTGTCCCCGTGTGTCCGGCAGAAGTCCAAGCCAATGTCCCCAACTCATCATGTTGGGTAGGGGTAGATACCGCAAACAATTTATCAAAAGCAGTTGATAGTTCAATAATTTCAGCTTCGCCCTCTTGGACAATGACTCTTGCTATCAAAATAGCAAACTGGTCTAACAAAGGCGGGATAAAAGCAGGTGGTGTAGAGTTTTGTGCTTGTGTAAGCGTATAACTCCCTTGTCCGTAAATTACATTGCAATGGTTATCCACATCCATATATATCCAATGGACTCCATATCTGTTAGTGCCTAATGCTAATAAGGCATCACCTGCTCCTGTTTCAGGGTCATTGTAGTAAACATTATCCAGTTGGGTATTTGTAGTATCGGTAACCCAAGCAGCGGGTCCAGCATCAGCATCATAATACCAGGAAATATAATCAGTAGGCGTGGTGGTGTCTACTCCTGTGATACTTATTGAATTCAATCCAGCGTATATCACACCACTAGTTATTGCGAAATGTCTTGTTCCTTTGTCGCTGATTACTAAACCTGAAGCTCTCTCAAATCTTCTTAATTGTTTTGCCCTATGATGAACACGTCTCGCAAGGTTATAAATTCGCATTCCTGCTTCATTCAAAATGTGCATTGTAGTCCCATCATAGAAGACAGAACCTATTGAGAACTTAGTCGTGTGATCTATGTCAACAGAGGGGGTTGTAGTAACCGCAACTTGAGGAGAAGCATCATAATCAACATAAACCGTATGCTTTGTGCCAGAAGCTATCGCTATGCCGTTTCTTGCATCAAAATCTACAAATACAGCAGGGTCAATTTCGGCTGCTCCAGTTTTAGCTATTCCACAACCTGCAGTTACATTTATATTCCCACCAGTGGCATCAGATATCACTCCGCCTGAAATAAGTCCTGATGATTGCGTGATAGAAGCCCAGTCGTGCAGTGAAGTATATGTCGGAGTGCTATATTTCATATCTGTAAGATCGACATCAGCAAACGTCCCAAGCCCTGTAGTTGTAAGGTTGCCTCCTGTAAGCTCTACATCGCCACCAAGAGAATAGAAAGCATAATCAACGGCAACAGAAGCGTTATAGAAGGTATAATTAGTATCAGCACCGGAAGCTTCAGCATACACACCATAAGTAGTACTTGTGCCAGCAGCAGATCCTTGTGCGCTTGTTCGTAGTCCAATCGTATCTGATATAACATCTCCAGATGCAAGGCCGACGGCCGTAAAAACACCACCTCTAGCCAATTGTTTTATCGTGCCTGCTCCACTTTGAGTCATAACCCCACCGACAGTAACTGCACCAGTAACACCATCATTCACAATTGTTCTATTCACAGCTCCAGTATTTTCATAAGCAACGGGGTTTGAAGTAACATTACCAATTACAGCTACCATTTTACCAATACCTGTAGTATTAGAATAAGAACCTGTAGCCTCTCTCGATACATCAGACCATATTCCATATCCGATTGTCGAAGCACCAGCGGTAGTAAGTAGATCCAAACCTATTTTATGCCCAATATGAGTACCGCTAGCAGAACTATTCTCTAGTTCTGTATGAATTCCATATGTAGTACCTGCTACGGTATTAGCATTAGTAACACCATCTATATAAATTGCATAAGTATCATCAGCAGCCATTGTGTTGATGATGTTTGGTACATATAACGTATCTGTAGCAGATACAAAGTTAAAATCTGTATCTTCTGTAAAATAATCGGTAGCAGCCATGAAGGGAATAGAATTGGTGGTCCATCCACTAACTCCTAGCGCGGTTGTTTTGACAATCCAAACTTCTAATATATCTGTATCATCGTCATACGTCATTCTAGCTTCACCAGAAAGTACGCCACTCTTAGAAAAAACCACATGGTGATTTGTAATCGAGGTGTCTGTGATCCCACCAAATGATGATCCAGTACCAGTTGTGGAAATATCAGATGAAGTATTGGTCCAATCAATATGTTCATTAGCAACGAAATTCATCAATTGATCATGATCAATCTCACCATCTTGTGTTACTGCCGATATGGTATTTCCTGCATCATCATAAGTGAAAACAATATTACCAATAGTCCCATCATCAAGAATACCGCCAATCGAATCTTGGGCTTCTTCATCCGTATACTCTGGCGTAAAATGTCCCATTTTATTTGAAGAGAATATTGACTATAAGATTCGCTCCAAGTGGTGTAGATCCAGTAGCAGTAGTTGTAACAGCATATGTCATCGCTGTACTAAAATGTGTAGGGACGACAAGAATATTATCCATACCTCCTCCAGTAGAACTTCCACCTGCCGGTATAGGCAGACTTAAGGTCGGTGTTGTAGTCCCGAGCGTAATATCAGCAGCAATCGCATCGAATATCTGTAGAAACGCATCAACAGCATTGGAATTGTAAGATACAATTCCATAGAGATTAACCTCGTATGTTGTGACAGCAACTAAGCCAGCTGCCGCGCTTGCATTGAAGTGGGTCTCGCATCCATCTGCGGCATTATGCGCTGCGATGTACGAATACTCGGGCATGATTGAGAGGTAAAAGATTTAAGATTCGTATTTTTAAGATTATCCCGGCAGATCGATAGCAGATCGCTCCGATGAGAGCTCTTACTTTTTGACAACTCAAGTATCCACCGACGACTAATCTGCTCATCGTTGAAATATGTAATTAGCGCTCTCAGAATATCTGCATTCTTCGTATTGTCATATACACGCGAGAGTTTAATACGGTAGCGTCTCTTAGCCATGTCCAGTAGACGCAGGAGAGATACTAACTGGTGTTGGGAAGTCTGAGATCCAGCAAGCCAGATACTCAATACTGTGTATCGATCAATGCGCTTATCAGGATACTTCACTGGATACCATTCATTTTTCGATTGTACGACAGTACCGTCTTGTTCAATGAAATAATGACATTGTACTTCACCACCCTGACTATCTTTGACCTCATTGAATACTTTACGAGTTTCGTCCAGCTTGATTTCCAAGCGGTGTAGAAACACCTTAGTCTTCGGCGGATAAATGAGAGGCATCAGTTTGCATAGAACAGATTCACTACTAGCCCAGCTGCTGGGTCAGTACTGCCTGCAGCAGTTGTAGTACAGACGTACGTGATTGCTGTACCGAAATCAATAGGTATCGGGAATACTATTGTTGTATTCGCAGCATCTGTGGCATCCCCCTTTGGGATGTGTATTGAACACAACGGTGTCGTAGTACCAACTACAACACTACCGGCAACTACATCGTGTAGCTGAATAAATGCGTCTGCTGCGTTGATATTTGACACACTGAGTGCATACAACTTACCTGCAGTCGTAGAACACACTTGGGCAGTATTGTCTCCATCAGCATCGAATAATGTGCTGAGGCCCGGTATTGATTCTGGCTTGGGGACTGGATATCCTCTTGTAGAAGACATGAGAATGGGGGTAAAGATAACAAATATAGTATAGCATTACTGCCGTATTCCGAATTCAAATAGATCTATCATCTGCGCACCACCTGGCACACCGAACAGTGCGGCTCCACCCTTTGCCGCTCGAATTCCTTGTCGAGCACCTGGGCCAGCTTCAAAGCTTGTAAGTAGGTTCCCGAATGATCGTCCAATTGGTGATCCCTCTGCTGTTGCACTCAGACCAGGTACGAAGTCTGTTGCGAGTGTAGAGAAGTATTTGTAGCTAAACATATTCCCAGAGAAACGTGGTGCCATTCCTGTCTTAAGCTTGTAGTACTCGTCAGAGATAGCCTTCTCCATCATCACTCCTACCATCACCGTTGAGAATGCCGAGGCTACCGCTGAAGGTGGTGCACCTTTCTCTATCAAACCAGCCCTTAGCAAATCCTGCTTGACAAAGTTAAAGTTAGCATTTACAAACGTATTAAATTGCAAGAATACAAGACCCATGTCATTTTTGAACGCCTTTGGCAGGTTCTCAAGCTCTGTAGATCCTTGAGTCGTGCGCACGGTCGAGTCTGCGAATCTCATAGCATCATCGAAGCTCATGCCAAGTTCCCGCACCGCAAATTCTTTTGCTGCAATATGCCCCAACATTGCTGCCTCAAAGTCAATTACCTTCAGTGGCTTAAGACCAATCTCAGAAATCTCTTCAGCTCTACCTGCAAGAGAGCCGGCCTTTGGCTTCTCGATCCTCTCAAATGCGATATCTGGTAGCCTTCTCATAAGATGCTGTGAGTTGTCCAGATGGAGTTTCCGGACATTCGGGTCCCTAAGTTTACCTATGTTTGACTGCAGATAACTAAGACCTGTTCCGGGCTTCCCAGAAACCAAATCGATCTTCGCAGACGTATTAAGCGCAGCAATCGCCTGCTTTGCAATAGACGTACCACGGAATGAGAGAGCGAACCTACTTAGGTTCGTACGGAGCATCGCTACAGCCTTCCACGCTGGGGAGGACACAGTTTTATTACCGCGCAACACATCTTGAATCCAGTCATCTCGGAAATACTTTTGGGCTCCCGCACCATAGATATCCCCAAATTCAGGCTGCTCTACAAAATGCTTTATGCGTGCACAAAGCGGTCCCATCTCTATGAAGTAGTGAGCCTTCTCCATATACCTTTCCATCAACTCATAGGCATCCATCTTAATCAAAATGTCAGAAAGTCTCCTCTCCTTTAGATTCGACATATCTGGCGTGCGCCTGCGTATGAAATGGCTAATCTGATTATTCTTGTCGATGATCCCAGCATTGATAAGCTCATCACGATCAAGTTGGATTGGGAGATATCTCTCAATGAATCCAATGTCCTCACCAGTTGAATCCAGAGCGGCCTGCTTAAGTTCCGGATGGATATCATCCATAGAATTCCTCCAGTAATCATATATCTTCTGCTGCGCCGGTGAGGGCTTTTCTGGAATAACAATATCAACATGTTCTGGATTAGCCTTGCGCATCTCCGCGTTAGCCTTAGCAAGCTGAACTTGTACATACTCCCGCATACTACGAAACGCACTCTCCGCCGGTGGGTCCATCTGAGTAAGACCCCATAGATCTGTATCACGGATCTGATCAGGTGTCAGGTCACCACGCATCTTACTATGTTCGAGACTCCATGCGTGCGTCCTTCGAGCGGCTTTTGTCGCAGCATCCTGGACAGGCCATATCATCATCCTCATAAACGGCCCATCATACGTTAATTTCCCCTTATCAACCATATTGGCATAAACCTCTGTTGGCATAAGCGACTGCATCACGCTAGTAAACCCACCACGCATCTTTCCCCAGAAGTCATCTGGTAACTCTCTCGGATCTGGCGGTTCTACGATTCCTCCATTATCTTTCAAGGTTCTTAGTTGCGTCCATACCTCTTCATCTACCTTCATGCGTCCACTCTCATCCATCCTTATATTGTCACGCAGTGAGTAACCATCCATCATTAATTGATCAATAGCTTCATCTGAGATACCTTTCTTCTTAAGGTCTCCTCTGACCTGTTCTATAGAGCCTTTAAAGTCCGCAGGGAGAGCACGGCGTGCCTCGCTGGTCATTAACAGTAATTCTCTCTCCGGACGCATCTCAACGCCATGCTTGCGCTCCAGCTCTCGCTTAATTTTACGTATGTCACCGTTATGCTTCTTTGACAATCTTTCGATATCTGATTCTGGTGATTCATCGACTTTCTTTACGGTATCCGGCAGATTCTTACCCTCATCTCCACCAACAGGACGATAAGCAAGGTCATCTCCTGTCATCTCCAAAGAATGTTGCACAGCATCAGCATCACGGATGCTTGGTTTCTCAGGATATTTAGTAACAGGAATCCTTTGTCGAATATCGTCAAGAAAGTCATTAAATTGTTTTGGTGTCTCAGGATCTCCTTTTGGAAGAGTCTTGTCTATCCTTTTGAATGCAGGAGTAGTACCATGCGCATCAATCTTCTTTTGGATAGAAGATCTAACATCACCACCTTCTGCCTTGAGCCTTGCTATATTAGCCTGCGCATCAACAATGGCTGCACCTTTAGTATCAAATCCACCACGTGTCGTCAGTCCGACACCAGACCGCTCCTCTACTACATGCCATCTTCCGTCGTCTCCTTTATATGAGAATGCATCTACGTCTGTAATAGCCTTCACACGTCTTGCCTGTGGGCGAGGTTCGAATCGTGAGAAGTTTCCATCACTGTCACCGATGGCACTCCAGAACCTAACTTCTGGGTCTTCCGGTAATTGAGCTTTCCTGCGGAGGTTAGGATCGTTGTAGTAGATTAGTCGGTGCTCTTGGAAGAGATCATTCCACGTCCTACCGGTCCGTCCAATCTCTGTATCCCCCATGAAGTGACTGAATTGTCTCACATTTCTAAACGATCCAGTGGCGTCATAGTAATCAGATACATGTTGCTCCAATTCCCTCATTGCGACATTCTTGACGTTAGGGCTATCGAAGTTCTTGAACTTTGGGCGACCGCGCATGGATGAGAAAACTACCTCGAATGCGCCGCCAAGCAGCATACCCATATAAAAGTCATCCTTTGTGTATTCATATCCAGACAACTTGCTTGTAGTGGCTTGAACAGTTTCCTCGGCGAGATTCACAAGAGACATTCTGAAAGCTAGAGGGTTTTGCTTCGCCCATTTGTGTAGACCTGAAGCTGTGGTTGTATCAATGGCCTTTAGTACCCTCTGCTCAATCTTTGAGCCACGGATTGCGGCAAGTTTAACGGGTGTGCGTAGGTATTTACCTATAAATGCACTACTTCTGAGTATTTGCGCCTCCAGAATAGGAGACAAGGCTGTATAAAGAGCAATGTTGCCGAGTAGACCACCAGTGACCTGTCCACCGCGCGTACCAATCCTTTCTCCTTCCGTCATATTCAGATTCCCAACGTAGAATCCGTCGTAGTATAGTGCGTCACCTCTCACCACCAGATCTCCCACTTTCTTCTGCGTAAGCTTATTAAGCAAAGGGATGGCATCGAATGCCCCCTGCACCGTGCTCTTTGTGAAGGCAGGAACGACTCCTGCCCTGTCTTCCGGAGAAAGCCTCTTTAGTTCTGCTGCTCCTCTACCAGCCCTCTGTGCGATGCCCATCAAAGTATTTGAAATCTTGGCAGAGATATCAATAGCAGGGAGATGAGAATCTGCAAGTCTCTCGAAGAAGTCTCCTGTCTGAGGATCTACCCCTTTAGCAATACGATTCATATATTTAGTTGCCAAAGCATTGCGCTCACTACGCTTAAGTGGTCTGTTGATATTCAACCTTTGCTTCTCCCGATTGAAGAACGCCTCCATATCCCCGCTGACATTCCGGAAGTCAGGCGTGAGGGTTTTATCAAATGCACTCTCCATGTCCCTTGAGTAATCAAGGATATTCAGTTGCCCTTGGAGTTCTTCTGCCCACGTATCAAGGTTGTCATACACACTCTTGAGATCAGACATGATCCCAGTTGCTCTATTGAGATACTGCAGTCTACCTCTCTCATCGAGTAAGGTATCAACTTCAAGTTCCCTGCCGCGCCCAGTCCATCTTTTGACCCAATTGTTGTACGTATCATTAAGCTTCTTCTGTTGGAAGTTGCGTAGATTTTCACGATCTGAGACCTCCAATGCGTTCTTCACAGGATTGCCCCACGGGAGATTTCTACGGAATGCCGAGCTAATTGTCGGTGATGGTATGCGAGCATCCACAGAAGACATATTCTGCACTCCAACGCTCTCAACTGCTCTGATCGCCTCAGCAAACTGTGGATTGATAGTCGTACTTGGGATACGTGGTGCAGGAGTCATCCCGCCTACCGGAGTCATGTTCTGAGCCGGTGTCATAAGCTGGTTAGCCATAGCTATCTAAAGTTAGGCGGAAGAGAGGTCAGCCCTGACTGGGCTCCCAATGTGATTGTTGGATCAAATCGCGGTACACGTAGGTTGCGGATTATATCTGTGCTAGCCTGTTGCCCCTTGCCGAGCAAAGGAGCCAGGAATGGTGACTGTATCAAGTTGAGAAGCATTGGCATACCAGTTTTATTAGAGAAGAAGTACCCCTGAGTTTCATAGAGAGCATAGATTTGATCGACAGGAATATCTCGATTCTCTTTCATAATTTCCTTTCCGATAGAGACAGCTTCTTTACTCGTCCTTGCCATCCTAAGACGCTCTTCGAAGTCAATCAGACTCCTAGCCACTTCGTCTTGCCTCTTCTGCGTTAGGCCCGCAACACGGCTCTCTGATGACGGCTCTAAGATTGAGAGATCCCCCTGCCCATACTCGTAAACCAACTGCTGTTTGACAGCATTCACAAATTTCTGATTGCCACCACTTTCAAGGTTGGCGCGAGAGATAATCTCCTCAGCTTTGCGCTGGGCTGATAAGCCCGGATTCTGCGCTGTGATCTGATTCCACAAGTTGTCCACATACGGACTCTTCCCAGAGAGAGGAATGGCTGTATCTGAGCTAGCAGGAATGAACTTATCTAGCTGGACAGGATTGCCATCGATATCTGTCACCCTATAGTGCAAATGCGAACCGCCACCACCAAGGTCAATAACATTGCCAGTTGCTCCCATGGTAGCAAACGGGACGCCACGCTTTAATTCATCACCTTCATTACAATTAACCCTATCTAAGTGTGCGTATAGATGGACATTCCGATTATTGTCAACGGCAGTAACAAAGTTCCCGTATGGGCTGTTTGGGTCATAGTTAGCAAAGCCCGGAGCATTAATCTCCTGCACATATCCATTGACGAATGGAGTAATCTTATCATTAACCATTCCATCGATATCAATCGCATATTTATCCACACCAGTATGATTTGGCGATCCGCTTATTATATCCCCCGTACCTATGGTGCCAGACCACTTGCCGAATGTCACAGCCGTACGTGAGTACAAATCTTCCGGAGAGAAGAACAAGCTATCCAGCCTCGGGTCATCAAAGTAGCTGCCACCAGCCCCCGGCATATACCCCGGATAACCATCAATAAGGACAGTCTCTCCATACTCATTGACCATGAGCCCACCCATCGCCTCAGACAATTTCAGGTCGACTTTATCAAACGTCTTATTCCACTTCGCTACATCAAGCGAGTACCTACTCTGAGCGACCTGCAGATTCCCCTGACTAATATCAAGGCGTTCAAGGTCAATTACTTGGTTAAACTTATCATTATCCTTCTTGTGCTCGAACTTAGCAATCTCAAGCATCTGTGTCTGCACGAACTTATTGTTCTCCACAGCGGCATCCGCACGCTTGCCAGCTATCTCACTGAATGCTTTCAAGTAATCGTTCTCCATCTTCGTGATCGCATCATTCCTGTCCTTTGTGTAATTAAACACAGTCTTATCGATCTCTAACGCACGGTCGAACATCTTATCCTCCAACTGCATAGCAGATGCTCTGTAGTTATCATAAGCATTACTCTCATTAGTCAAGAAGTTCCTTTCAACCTCCTGAGACTTCTCTGAGGCTTCACGGCTCAAGAACGCCCTATCAGATACAAGATCAGAGAGTATACGGTCTCCGGCTTTTAGAGCTTCATATACACGCCCTACATGCGCAGAGGATTCCGCACTGCTACTACCAATAGCCAGATCAAGCATGAGATCTTTACGGTCACGCTCATTCTTAACCTGCTGATCCCTAATCTGTCTCTCAAGCAGACTATCTGCTCTATCGTAGTTGCGGTTTACTATTGCATTCTCGTTATCACGTAGTCTCTCAGACGCATCAAGTTGATTCTGCAGAATAGTCTGATTAAACACATCATGGCGTGCAGCAAAAGTAGCAAGCCTGTCACTTGTCTCATTGATATACTTTTCAAGCATCGCATCTCCTACTTCTATAGCCCTCGCGGAGTTTCCATACTGCTGAAATGCAGATGCTTCTGCTTGATCCAGATAATCAAAGATTGGCTGATAAAGAGATGAGGCCTGTCCTTGTTGATCCTCTGGCAGACCACTAATCATAGTCTCAATAGAAGGAGTTGGTGGATTATCACGCATCGATTCTCTCTTTGCTTCCCCACGTGCGATGTCCTCCTGGCTATGTTGAATCCTAAGAGCATTCCTTTGCTTTTCAGTCTCACCAGGATCATCGACGTTTCTCCATACCGTAACACCTTCCTTATTAGTGAATGGTACCAATTTCCTAATATTAATGGCATTGATATCCTGCTGACGCTGCTGCTGCAGATCTGCATAATCTTGCTCTGTGAATCGCCCTTGGGTAAAGCTGAATCCTGGTGCACCACCAGCCCTTGCAATAGGACTCTGTAATGGTGCCCCTGCCGGTTGCTGCGTCTCAGCGGTTCGCTGTCCTGGTGAGAACACTGGACCTGCATCTCTCAATATGTTCCCTTCTGCATCTTCCACATATGCTCTTGTCCCTGCGGCCGGATTTTTAGGATCAACAACTTTAAACACAACACGCTCTCCCGCTGCTTCATCGATCTCTCCGAATTGCCCGGGCCGTATTCCCACATCTGGCCGCTGCTGTCGTTGTCTTGTGACATCTTCCTGTGCAGCCCTACGACCACTCCTACCACCACTCAGTAGATTACTTGGATCGATACTTGGTGGTACACCAGCCGCAACCAAATCAGCTTTCTGCTGTGGAGTCAGAGTCGGATCTGGGGTTCGTATAGGGCCAATCGATTGTTGAATCGGCACAGTTGGAGTTCTACTAGGCAAGCTTTGCTGTGCCAAAGCATCCGCACGAGCCACTAGATCTCTGGCCGCCTGGTTTGCTGTACCGGACGCTATATTCCTACGAGCTCTATCCAGACCTCTTCGTTCAGCCGGTGTAAGTCCAGTAGCCATAACTAATTAGGGTTAATAACCTTTTCAATAATAATGTTCCGCAAAATCGCAGAATCGTTTACACTGTTGTTTTCAGGTTGAGCAGTGAGTTTGAATGCTGCATTCGCTGTAGTATCTACAGTGACAGGTGTCGGAGAAGAGAAGAAAGTATTTCCAAGCTGCCAGTTCACAGAACCCTCCAAAATCATTTTCATGACAGGGCTTATCGTTCCTGTCCCACCTATTGTCCTGCAAATGAAGCACGCTTCAATTTCAAGAACATCATCTCCCGGGGTACTTGTATCCTGATAATCTACCCATGTGGCGAGTGTTGTGCTTCCGAATTTCAAACGTAGTGTCATGTGACCAGAACCGCCGCTTGCTGTGCTGATTATTAGACTGGCTTTCATTCTATACACATCACCAATGGCAAGATCATTCGCTGGAATTGTGTAATACTTATCCAAATCCGTCTCCGATGTAGTGCTGACAACGGTTGTTGAATCGGCAGTATTTGAATACTTCGGAATGACAAGAACTTCATTACTGAGATCAACAGATAATCCATCACTGTCTCTCGTAACTCCACCATTAGTTTTCACTTTTGCCCTCAACTTGTTGCTGGAAAATTCCAGCCCAGAGTCCGTAGCAAGTTCCACATCAATATCCAAATCTTCATCCCCTGCATCATTGATCTCCGTCACAGTAATACCATCCCCACCAGTAATCTTCTCAGAAAGATATCCTGTATTGGTATCATTAGATGATACCTTACTTTTCTCATCTGTTCCTGCGGCAGCGGCAAGATCTTCCAGCGATGTTGCTGCTGTGGTCCTAGAAGCAAGTATAAGATCAACTCCATCAGAGTAGATTTTCTCCTGAGTATCAAATCGCAACTCCTTGTTGGCTGCCATGTCAATATCCTCTGTGAATGTCTGATCCTTAGAGAAAGTATTTGCCCGATCCACATCTGCTTTCTGGTTCAATGAGTGATGATAGACAACAAGCCTCACCTCAGCATTCTTGGAGAATGCCTGACCAGTACCAGACGCGGTAAGGTTGTCTGCCGTAGGATCAAGCCCACGACCAACGCCAGCAGCGGTTAGCGTAATAGAACTATCTGAATTGACTGTCAATCCGTTAAAGCTCATCCACTCAACTTTCTCATCACCACCAACAACCTCTCTAATCTCGGCAATACCAGATTCCGTTTGCCAGTTCGTTGTTGTTCCATTGCGTGTAATAGCAGAAAATTTAATCCCTGACGTTTGAGTAGCAGTAATATTCACGGCCAACGTTGTCTTGTCGCCAGATTTAACATCCTGTGGTGTAGTAATATTAGCCATAATTGACTTTAGTAATGAATAGAAGGTAACATCACCGTATGAATACGTGTTCTGTTGATAACTGCCCCAAAGAGGTCTTGGCAAAAGGATATTGCAGCATTCATTATGACAGAAAACGTCTCTACGGCAGATTGGACAGAATAAATCGTATGCCAGGCGAAGGATGGCCTAATGAGCAAGGATATCTTTGTATTAAAGTAGGCAAGAAGAGAAAACTTCTTCACAGGAAGATCATGGAAGATCACCTTGGGAGAAAGTTGACGCGGAAGGAATACGTTCATCATATTGATGGCAATATTCTTAATAACAATATTGAGAACCTTGAGGTAACTAATCATACCAAACATCAACGTGCGCACGCGAGATACTACTATGGAAGCACTGACAAACAATGCCATCATTGTAAAAATACCCTCCCAAGAAGCAATTTTTATTGGAGGAAACGTGATCATTCCGTATATAGAGGAGATACCCACCAAGATTGGTGTCATGATTGTTGCCAGATATATAGAGATAAGATTAAGCATTAATATGCGGTGTCTGGTACATCATCGAAGAGAACAACACTGACTTGCCACTTATCGATGGCCCATGTTGAACCTTCTGTAAAAGAAGAGAAACGTAACTTGATATCTTCGCCTCGTCCGGCAATAACGAACGGATATCTGAAAGGATACAAAGCTGTTGTATCACCACCACCACCAACCTCCGTACCAGATCCAACAAGAAGATCTCCTATCGCTTTAGCATTAGAAGCTAAGTCTCCATGAGTCTGACCGGTAATCGTTCGTATCCCACCGACTACCACATCATTTATAAGCACTTCAAAATTGATTGTAGTGTTCGCGCCAATAAATCCCTCAATCACTCCATCTCTAAAAAACTTCGAATTACGATCTCCAAGATCATATCGGCCTGTAGTATAAGAATGAGGAACTGCAAGACCGTCCGCTTCATAGTCACCTCCAACCCTATATACCTTGTCATCATCTGGATTTCCAAAGTACGTGAAACCATCGAACGCGACATAAAATGCCACATCTTGTTCATCTGGATAGCTATACTCATCAAGCCTATTATCATAGGTGATAGTTTTTAGTTTGCCATCAATATTCAGAGTAAGCCTATTTTTCTTTTCGTGAGGAATATATTTAAGACGTGCTGCAGTTTGCGGGTATCGACGTGATATATCAAGGATAGGATAAACCTCTTCATCAAATTTTTCATCAGGAAGGAGTTGATCAATATCTGGATCATATCCAATACGAATGAAGCGATCTCCAGTATAAAACGTCACGACATCCTCCATCTCCTCCACTGTAAATGCATTAGGGGTTCCATAATTCGGTGTGAAGAGACGAATCTCAGAGAAAACACGCAAACCATTGGAGGTAATCTCAATCGTAATATAATACACCTCCTTTTCAGAGAAGACGTAGAGACGATCACGCGTAGGAAGCAATGCTGTTACCGCACCCTTGCGTAGCAGATAGTTATTGTCATCCGTAAAATCCTTCACATTGTCTACATTCCCAATATTTGTAGTGCTTTTACTATATGGAATAGCACCCGGAAAATCAGAAAGGCCACCAAGCCAAAGAGTGCTCTGCCACATCGCCATAGTCTTGCATTTTAATGAGGTACTCGCTGGAGCAGTGATAGTCCGCGCCTGTGTGACATATGTATCCGCATCGTGAGAGGCAGTGATATTCGTTACAGTCGTAAGATCATCAGTCGATACAGCAGTATAATCAATCTCGTCTCCTTCAATATAAACCTTATCTACACCATTGTTAAATCTGAATCCATTATCATCTGCAAGTTCAATCGTAGTAGAAGCAACTGTTATAGCAGTGTCCAGTCTTCCTACAGCAATCACACCTGCATCTTCCACACCATTGCAGTAGTAGATATTCCCACGGAACTCGGTGAAGAACACAGGGTTATCCTTCGTCAAGGATATTCCTGTATCCGCCTCCATCCAATCCACTGTCGTCGCATTCGTATAGAGAATCTTGCCGTTTACAGCTTTGAACACAAGCGGGTATTCTCCCATCTCATAGAGACCATCAATCCCCTCCCCAGTCTCCGCTACTGTCCAAGCAGACGGCATTGAATACCCAAGACTCGCAACTACAGCTCCATCAGGAGAATACGACATATGACGAGACTCAATATTCTGTTCTTCTCCCACATTCTTCTCTCCCGCGGCTAGGTTCAGACCACCCGCCATATGTTCGCCGACGAGTAACTTCTCTCTAGGCATTACCAACCTGGTGAAAAGGAACGATGTACAGAATCATCCTCAGTCGCAATCTGGGAGCGAGCTGCATTAAGCATCTCTCTAGCAAGAGCTTCATATTCGGAAGCCTTACCTGAATCATAGAGTTTGCGATACCCCCGCGCGGCCAAACGATAAATCACATAAGCATCCCACATTTGATAGATTTCCATCGTGCTAGTACTCGTAAGAGTATTCGTTGCCTTCTTGTAATAACTCACAGTCACATCACTACCCGCACCCATCGAAGGCGGCAATACTATATATGTCGAGAAGATAGAGAAGAACCTTGCTTCTACATTCTCTTCCACACCCCATTTCGCATACCTATAAAGAGCACCATCAACGAAGAATGATCGAGGTTTCCCAAAGTTAGTTGGTAGCGCATACCCAAGTTGCATACTATCTCCAGCATCAAATCCTCTAGCAATGGCCGAGACCGTCATTGTAGTACCAACAATAGCAGTATACACATAAGGGATATTGTCAAGCAACACAAGCCCACCAGTAGTTGGAAAACCAGTCGCCGATGTCATTGAAAGTGATGTAGCACCAGAAGCCGCGTCGGACGCCAGAGTAGTATCCGCAACCGTGCGGAAAGTCCACGTGGCGTCCTGCGTCTTCAGTCGAGTCTTCTCGATAAATATTTTACTAAATCTGTTAGCCCACTTTTCCATGTCTGATTGCCCAAGACCGGCGACTGGATTCGAGCTATTAAGAGACATCTCATTATATGCTTCTGTTACTACATCGCCGAATGTATTGAAGTTATAATCAGTCATAGGAGAAACAAAGATTATTCATCATCAGAAGATAGATCCTCTCTCGGAGTAGAAGTTGCTGCAGCAGCAGCTTTTGCGACATCATCAGGTTCGTTCGGATTTACAGGCTCAGCACCTAACAGTTTTTCACGGATGGCTTCCAAACGCTTGTCTCTTCCTGTGGCGTGATGAACATCAAGGTCTATAGCTCTACAAAACTCTCGCATATCTCTATCACTCATCGCCTGAACCTCCTCCCAAGATGCATTTGGATTCACCGGAGAATCTGTCACATCGATAACAGTACGCTCCTCTACTGTCTCATCAACAATCTCGGGCTTCTGTATCGTTACCTGAACATCGTGATCCTCTGCTTCTGCCTCTTCAAAGTCTTCAAGGATAGATACGTAGTCCATACCAACAATACGGTATGGGTAATCACGCTCTTCTGAGCGTAGGATTTTTCCAATCGGTGTCTTACCATTAATAGTTTCACGTAGATTCTTCTGCTCAGTTCTCACGTTATCTTCTAAAATTGTACGGTTTGATGAATACTTCTTCATCTCTGTATCTGTAGCGATCATTGCATCGAATCTCTTGATTCTATCCTTAGCGACGCGCAAGCGATACGCAATTAGATTTGGGTGTAGATATGTACCACACTCTCTAAATTCTGGCCTATGATGTCTGCCAGGAGTCTTTTGTAATGATAGGTTATCAGCGAAATTAATATCACTCGGACGCGGTATTGGTTCTGCGCCTAGAGATTGCAGCTTACGATACTGCTTCATTTTTAGCTCTGCCATGAGAGTAAAGGGGGTAAGTGATAGGAGATTGGGGTGAGACCCCATCTCAATCCCGCAGAAGCGGGACTGAGTGGAGCCTCAAACTAGGCGGCTGCAGCTACGGAAGCACCAGATTCAAGTGGGAGATACCACAGTTCCCAAAGAATTGCATCAGAGCCAGTTGGGGTACCTGTAATAGCGCTCTCAATGGTGTTAGTTCCGTTGATAATAATCGGAGAGTTTGCCCCGGTGGCACTCCAAGCAACATCTGTTGTAGGAGCATCTCCAGCATTCAGGGTCGAACCCACATCACCATCAACAAGGTAGTGAGTTCCGACACCATCATTATCAATGACCGTCTGAGCAACAAGTGGCTCATTTGATGTCTTGACACGAAGGTCAAGATCAATTGAATCATTAGTAATTGCCGCGATCACTTCGCCGATCCAGAGTGTAATAGCTACCTTTCCAGTGACATCAAAGAGGTCATCGGTTGCCGCTGTGGCATCCTGAGTCTTAGTTACTTTGAAACCAAGACCGGGTACAAAGTAGCCGTCTGCGCCAGTTGTAAGATCATATAGGGAGTGGTCAGCCATTTCAGTATCGGTTCCAACCTTCCCATGAAGGGTATCCGTTGTGGCTCCGTCTACTGATGAGCCAATCGCTGCCGATAGGTCGAGAGTCTTCGATCCAGAGCCAAGCAGATCATAGAGCGAATTGTCAGCCATTTCGGTGTCAGTACCGATCTTACCATTAAGACTGTCAGTCGTTGTAGCGTCGTCTCCTCCAATTTCAGTGAGGATGGTCGCTACGTCATCAGACGCAACGGCCGCCGCATCACCTCCAGAGAATTCAACATCCGCAGTTGCATCAAAGGCATCGACAGACCATGTTGAACCGGTAACAGTGTCAACAACATTCAACGAGAGGTCAGTTGTACCGTGAACATAGAACCGTCCGGTAACATGCACGTTGGTACATGGGGTTGTGTGGAATTCAACTACACCGGTAGTTACCACTCCGTAGTAGTCCACATTAATGTTCGCGTTGTCGCAACCGACAAGTCGGATTGCATTCACGCCAGCATCTCCTCCTGTGTAGCCTTTATAAATGATGTTTGCATTAAAGTTGTCTGCTGCAGCGGTTGTAAGGATGCCTCGTACCATTTCCACGGTTGAAGAAGCATCGCGGAATTGAACGGGACGTTCCTTAGTCCCAATAGTCACATCTGCCGCCGAAACGACAAATGGACTCACAACCGAGTCGATACTCGGTATAATAATGAAGTTCTCGAACGTAATACTCGCAGCAGTGGCAGTGATTGTGGATGCTGTCGCTGAGAAAGTAATCGTTGGAGTTGCTGCCCCCTCTCCAATACCAATAACGCGAACACCGGCGACGTCGGCGACAATTCCGGCGGCACCAGAGACAGTTTCCGCATGTCCCTCTGTACAGATGATTGCATCACCTGACGAAAGACCGGCGACATTGAACGCGTTCTCGATCGAAGAGAAAGGATTATGAAGACTACCATCAGCATTAGAGTTGCCATTCGTGTTATTCACGAAGTAGACCTCTCCAGTGACTTCTGGGATTTGTCCCTTAAGGTTTGAGGATTTCAGGTTATATGCATTGGGTGGCATAGGTCAGAAATGGAAAGAAATAGAGGGGGGCACTTCACCCCCCGAGTTTTAAGTAGCATTTGAACCGACAATAAACGTCGCGTCCAAATGACCAATGTCGTACCACATCTTCGCCTTGAACTGTACCGAGTTGTTATCAGGGTCAACAGTTGGGCGTTCCGGGTTGGGGAACCTGCGGACAACAGACATAAGATTGTCCTTGAGTGAAGAATCAATCAAGAACCAAAAACGGCTCTTGGCTGTGTTCTTCGCACCATCTGCTGTCGTGGCCAGATACGGAACAACGACATGGCGCAATTCGCCAGCATAGACACTGATGTTATTAAAATCAGTATCCAACTGCATTGGTTGCTTGGTGAGCCTCATTGCAACGTGACGCGTCGCCGCGTGCGTACCAGTGACAAGAGTGTCAGCGGATGGATGAACGAGATCACCATTATGATTTATAACTGCGTCGAATAGATCTTCGGCAGACTCAGAAGCACCCTCTGAAAGGCGTGCAGTGATTTTGTTGTCGAAGCTATCTCCAGAGTTAAGGGTGTGCGTGTCTGCACAGAGTGCAGCAGCATCACCACCGGTTGTTGCGACGGCTTCTCCATCGCGGTCATCGTAAGTCGTGTCAAAAGCAAAAGTAAAACGATGTGCTAAATCGAGAGCGTAACCTCTCCACAGTTTTCCACCCACCGCGCGTAGTTTTCGATCAACCTCTGGATATTTGGAAAATTCCAAAAGATCCTCAGTGATCTTCTTTCGCGCCGTGCGCTTCTGCTGTGTGAAGTTCTGCGTATCTCCCTGGGTATCTTGAGTCAACTTATAATCTTCACCGTCTCCGGTCTTTGAACCGAAGCCAGACTCATCGAATGAGCTGTGCTCCTCAGTATATTCAGCCGCTCCTTTCTCCCAGAAAAGACTACGAATACCCTGAATCTTAGCCATATTCACTTGTGCTCCTTTATGCCACGACACAAGGCCATTCTTTCGAATGTCATTGATTTGACCACCGGTAAACGGATTGGATAACGGTGCAGGCATGAGTTAAAAAAGAGAAAAGCGAATAAAACTATGCTCCAGGCAGCGTAGCTGTCGTGGAGTTGAATCTGCCAACACAAAGTGTTGTAGAGATGTGCTTCGTGATTATGAAGTCATCTTTGGTGGAAGTACCAACGTCAAGTCCATCTGCTGAATTAAGATCAACATATGTACCAACGAGCGTAGTTGCACCAGTGCCAGATTCGATAGGCGCGTACCACTCCATGTCTGGAGTGATAGGGATAATGGTCTTGTATGGAGTGTCCGTCAGAGCCGCAGAGCGATCTGCATCATGATAGACAGCGGCGAATACTCCGTCTGTTGCGCCGAGTTCAAAGGTGTTCGCACCAGAAGTGTGAACTAGCACATCACCAATACTCTTAGCCTCTGATGCGACCATCTTTCCACGTGTCGTCCTGAGACGAGCGCCTCCGTAAGGCTGAAAGCCAGGTCGTGTAGGCATAATAATTAAAGAGAAAAGCGATATAAAAAAGGGTGAGCCTTTCGACTCGCCCTCTTGCAGGAAACAAATGTCGTACTATTCGTTCAGTATCTCGTCAATATTCTCTGGCAGGAACGTTTCAAGGTCTTTCTCAGAATGATCGAATCCTTCCATCACTTTACGCTGATCAGGCGTTAGCTTGCTCTTCTTCTGAGGCTCTTCCCCACCACGGATATGAACGGTAGCACCCTCTTGCTGCTTGAGGATGTCTAGGCCCACGTCGTTAGCCATAGACGGCTGTTGCTCTTTCCCGTGTAGAGCCTTGACGACCTTATAGAGTTTGTCAGGACCGTAATCCTTAAACCTCGGATCGTTGTACATCTCACGGAATTTCTGCTCCAGCTCACCCTTGAGGTCAGGGTGTTTAGTTCTCATCTCGCTGATGCGCGACTCCATCAGCTCATTACGAAGTTCTTTAACCTCTTTGGATGTTGCTTGTACTTTTCCAGCGACTCCTTCGAGATCTACTGTTCCAGCCTCCTTGCGAGCAAGGAGATCTTCAACATTGTTAGTCTCATATTCAGAATGTCGCTTTAGCAATGATACTGCAAGATCCGGATCGCTTTCTGCTATCTCATAGATAGCATCTGCATCCTTCTCTATTAACTTCTCTGCTACTGCAATCTTCTGATCAACAAGATCGTTGATCTTCGTTTGAGCGTGTCGCTCATCTTTAGGCGATGGCGGCGGTGTTGAGACCGGAGCTGGCGGTGGTACCGCCGATTGAGGTGCTGGTTCCTTCTTATCGGGTGGTGGGGTGGTGTAGTCAACTCTTGGAGCGATTTCACCAAACACACCTGGATCATTAGGAGTACCTGCTTCCGGTTCATCAAGAACTGCGTGACCTGTTCCGGCTGGGTCTGCCGTCTGGGGCTGTCCTTGCGAATCCCCAGAACCTTGCGCATTGGGCATTGGTGAGATGAGAAAAAAATAGTAGAAGCCAATGGCTCCGGCATAGGGTGGTAGGGTCCCATAACGCAGCCATCGACATGACGTGCAATGATTAGAAAGAACGTTCCCCTAATACATACACTAACTCTATCAGATAGTCAAGATTAGACCACTACCTGGCACTTTTGGATTATTACCCAAATCTTGTCGCTGTTGTTCCCGCGCCCAATCCTCCCATACTTCTTCTGATGCATCATAATCAGGTAGATCATCTCCTACTTCATACTTTCCAAGATTCTTCTCAAAATCCACCGGCTTTGTATACCCGACAAAATTTATGTTCTTACATCTCTCACATACAAAGTACACACGATACGCCTTTTCCCCATCTATGGACATTACAGAATTAACGTTCTGCACAAAGACATCACCAGGCATTCGGAACCCAGTTACCTTGCTGCACTTTTGACAAGGGTGCGTGGAACGTTCTATATGATCAAAGAACTTATACAACTCTGGCCGAAAGCGACTATTCTTCTTTGACATTAATTCCCTCTGGCAATTCAAACAAACGCTTACGCTTCTTCTTCTCTGGCACAGAAATCCCCGCAGGTCGCTCCGACTGTGCAATATCACGTTTGTAGTTCTCATTGTCGAGGATAATCTTCCCCATCGCACGACACCGCGTTTTCCAGTCGTGTGTCTCACTATCATCCTCACACTGCATTGCCTCACGTGTGAAGAAATCAATCTTATAGGCAATGTATTCCCAGAAGATCTGGAACTGCTTTGATTTGGTAAGATTCACGAACTGCTTCTTCTTCTCCACTGTGAAGCCGGGCTTCCGTTCTATCTCCACGGTCTCTGATACGTAGATAGTCTTGGTCGGTAGTAATCGCTTTATGAAGTCGATCAATATCATCCGGTAGATTGGGCAGTAAGATCTTGAGCTTGATCAGGAGATATAGTACCCGCCCCCAGCTCTGCTGCAAATGGATTCTGTTGACTTGCAAAATTCATGATTTCCATTTGTTTTGCACTTTGATCCCTGAATGGCTGGATCACAGACTGCGAGATCCTGCGAGCAGCGTCCTGCGCGGCTGTACGTTTATCATCCTGCTCAGCGACAATAACTTTCTTGACAGAAAGCTCATTGATTTCAGCGTACATCTTAGAAAGTTGTTGTATATCCCAGATGGCCCCTCCCGGAGTTACGACTCCTGTATTTGGATCGGTCTGTGCATTCATTTCTCGCGCCGCTCCATTCACATCAAGTGCTACATTCAGTACCTCAGCAAACAACAATTTCTTCGCCTCCTTGCTTGCTCCCATTGCAGATGGTCTGACAGGACGGGCATTCAATCGTCCATGGGTACGAATGTATTCAGGACGCGCAAGGAGGTAGCTCTTCTCATCAGATATCTTCGGTTCAAGAGTGAAGATGCCAGTGTCATTATTGAATTGTTCTTCAAATTTCATACCGGCATCAACGGGGATCTTCCTATATTCGAAGAATCCTACAGGCTCTCCATCATCATTAATAATCAGGTCATTCTTAGAGATGCTCTTAATATCAAGATCGTCAGTGATCGCACGAACAAACGGTGTGGAATAATACTGTTGGCCATCCTGAATAAGCAATTGCCCGGTGCGCACGATGAAATCAGATTCATTCTCCCGCAGGTTAAAGTTCACCCTGCCCAGCATAGATTCCTTCTTAAGTGCCTCAATACCCACACGATCAGATTCTCCTTCTGGAGAGAATATTTGCTGGTAGTTCACTCCGGTTAGCCAGATGAGCATAGTCTCAAGCTCCTGCTTGAGCTGCCATACCTCCTGTGGTACCTGAGTAAGCTGCCCCAGTTCCGCCTTCCCCATCGCATTCTCAAGAACAACACCGGGATATGGGGCCAGAGCATACGGGTCAATACCGGAATCCTCTGCGGTAAAGAGCATCGGGAATGCCAGACCAGTTGCTTGCACAGCTGAGTTAAGCAGTTTGTCATACGCCGCCTCAACAGACTCAATCAGCTTCGGTACACCCTTCGAATAGAAGGAGTGTGGCCTGCGGTACATGTGCAAGGCTGCAAATGGCAGCTCCTTGTGGTCATCTACCAGAGGAACATCTCTAATGATGACACCATTAACAATCATCACGTACTCATCTGTGAACTTATTCCAGTACTCGACCATCTCTACCTTCTGAGTCTCATCTGCTTCAATGTCCTGTGAAGGAGGAACAACCTCGCCCTTTGTATAATCCACACTATAGGTTACACCGGGCTTCACATACTTCAGATTCTTGTATCGCTTATCGTTCTGCACCTTCTGCTTGAACTTATTCCACCTGATCTTCGTGATAAGAGCACAATCCTCAGTATCCTCATCCAGTTCGGTTGCCGTATCATCGATCATAAATCGGTGCGGATCATCAATAACTTCTATCATCACATCATCCTTTGGGTGATCCAGCTTCTTTTTAAGACCAATCTGGATTCCTTCATCTCCTTTCATCGGAACACGCTCACTAATCCACCGTGTTTCCTTTGAGTAATGAATCCTGATGACACACCATCCATAGATCCGACACAACCTTCGAGCTTTCATCTTGATTTTTTCCCAATTTGTTCTGTCGAGCATATGCTTCTTAAGTGCATTTATAATAGGCATTTTCGCTTTGTCATCCTCCTCAACGGGCTCGAACTCAATGTCCGGGAAGGCATCGACCTCCTCGGCCATCGCTGCATCAATCACCATATATGACAGTGGGAATCGTAGGTTCGGTCGGTTTTGTACCGGGGCGATGTATGCCTCATACGTCTGTCTGGCATCATCCCATTCATCCTCAAAGTCAGAGCGGGCTGGTATCATTTCCTGTTCGATTCTGTTGACTATTCGGATAACCTTTTTTTTCTCTTCTTCGGTGGCTGGCCATACTCCCACATTCTTATTAAGCTGATCTTCTGCATCAGGAAGTGGGGAACCAGCCTTGAATGTGATATCTTGTTCAGCCATTACTTTACTCTATAGCATATCCTGTCCAATCTTACAATCAAAGTCCTCCAACTAACAACGAGAGTCGATCCCTTCTACCACCCATATTCATCATACGGTTCTTGTGTTTTTGAACAACACTACGTGTCGCTCTTCCGCCACCCTGAACTTGTATTAAACCATAAACAAATGCATCCACCATATCGTCGTGTTTTCCATGGGGAAAGCTCAGAAGTTCATGTTCGAAGTCATGCAGGAACGGAGCGTTCTTTCGAAAGATCACACGTCCAGACTGTACATAACCTGCTACCGCTTCAGCTCGTAGACGTTTGGATCTTCCCAGCCGAGATTCAGGTTCCATTGGGATAATAGGAAGACTTGACTCTTTCTTCAATGATTGGATCATAGACTGTCCTGCTACCCTATTCTCAATACACACTCTGGAGACACGGTGATGTCTTGACCAATATTCATATTGTTCGAACATTTTCTGTTTCAAAGTTGGGAAGTTCCAGTGTCCACGGACTACATCTGCTACAAACACTCCGCTCTTCGTAACGAACATAGTTACTCCAGCACTATAATCTCCCTCATCCTTCTCTGTAAGAGCACAATCCCAGACCTGCAGGGCGTAGCTGATTTCATCCTTTTCAGGAAGGTTGCCGTACACGAACCAATCTCTAATAAACACTTCTCCTTCATCACTGGTAGGACGTTGTTGGTACATCGCATTCCAGTCCCGCGGCGGGAGAAGCGTCTTGTAGTTCTGTTCCAGATATTCAAGTGAAAACCACTCAGGCCACAAAGCCTCCCCAGGCGCCCTAAAGGCATCATTATCCTCAGCAATTGCGGGGAAATTTAACAACTTCCACGTATTGTTCTCATTTTTCTCAGAAAGAAGCCATCCAATGAGATCATCTTCGTGCCATCGAGTATTGTGGCTAATCAATCCGTTAGCAATAAAGTTTTCTGTTCTATCTACCTGAATATCAAATACATCCTCTCTACCAACAGGTTTTATTGATGCAATAGTATCAGGAACGATCTCGTAAGTATCGAGCGGCTGCAAGCAGATTAGCTTCTGTTTTACCATATCCAATGACGAGGTTGCAATTGTTGCAGAGCAACCCTCTAACCTGTTTTGTGTTATGACAGTGGTCAACAAAGAGTCGTCGATTCCTGTACACTTTGGCCTGGGTATCGGGAAGCTTGTTGCAAATTGCGCAACGCCCCCCCTGAACCTCGACCATTGCTTCGTACTCGTCGACGCCAATACCATAACGGTATCGCAAACGTGCCTCGCGATTCGAACGGGGATTGTTCGAAGGTGGACGAACACCATCTTTCCACCGCTGCTTGTTATAGTGTGAATCGCAGTATCCCTTACATTTTGCTGGCTTATCACAGCCTTCTGCTGAGCATAATTTACCTTTCCACTTGCCCCAATAGCCCGCAGGATGTTGTCGCCTATCTTGAGATTCTTTAGTCGTACCCATTCTTGTTTACCGTTACGCCGAACGAGAAACGGATGTCTCTTGTTTGCTTTAACAGTTATACCAGAACTCATCTTGATTTCATAGCATAAATCAAGACCTTGATTCTTCCAATTCATAATCCGAGCTGTTGTGATGCGCCCGTTGTCGTGAGTCGCAACATAGTCCCCAACCTTGATATTCTTCAATGGCTTCTCTGTTCCGTCCCACATCAAAACAGGCGTATCCCCCGTCATACACATCATAATAATTACTGCTGCTCCCGGTTGGAGTCTTGTGAATGCTGTTGACGTAAACCAATCCTTAATATTTGATCTAACAGTCTCAGAATCTGCCTCCTCTCTGTTCTTGATCGGGTCGTCAATGATAAGGATGTCTGCACCGCGTCCTGTAATAGGGCCTCCAACTCCAGCAGCAAACACTCCTCCATATCTTCCAGCGATATCCCATGCTTGTTTGCTGCGTGTGTCAGGATCGAGGGTGATGGGGTGCGGGATGTTATTCTTCGTCGCCATCTTACCGAAGAGCTTTTGATATTCGGTGGTCTCAACGAGACTACGCACTTTCCCAGAAAAACCTTCGGCAAGTTCTGCTCCATGGCTACAGATCATAACACGTTTATCTGGATTACGCCCTAAAAACCAAGCTGGAAAGAACCAAGACACGTGCAAACTCTTCCCGTGCCGGGGCGGCAACGTGACAATAAGTCTACCGATACCCTCCTTCCCATCACTCGCTACATACCTTTCGAGTCCTTCAAGATGCTCACAGAGGATAGAGTGATGCTTTGCGTGCTGATATTGAGAGAAACAGTACTCGATAAAGTACCGAAGTTTAAGCCTTCCAAGCTTGATGCGGGTAAGTTCTTCTTCAATTTCAAGGATTTTATGCTCCGCAGTCTGTGCATTAAGGTTCTTAGCGACGTGTTGAATTGACATAAGTTCATGGTAGGCTGATTACGAGTGTAACACACAATATCCCTATTAACACTAGGTGTACGAGGATAAGGACTTTAATTCCTGGAGAAGTAGGCTTTGACACCTGAGTAGAGAAAATCCATAGCCTCCGCTCCTATATACCCGCCAACACCAGCCGCAACCATTGCATATTCAGGCCGCACGATGCTCATAGCAGAAGCCACCATGTATCCTGAGAACCCTGAGCTGACTGCCCTGGCAATCAAAAGAGGCCAGCTGAATTCTCCAGTCCGCACATAGATATGCAATTGCTTCGCAATTCCACCAGCAGCGGCTAAAGCGGTCCAAATGACATCAGTTGGGAACCTCATTGCCGGGCATTGTATCATTTATCCACTTTTTATGCTACTTAACAATTCGCGGTCGAGCCAAGGACTATAACGATTGGAGAGGTAAGTTCGACATATCTGTACAGGGATTGGTGGAGGAGCTGATCTATTGGTAAGATCATCCGTCTTTAAAACGGTTATACTGTCAAAGGTACATTCACATTAAACACCTTCACCCCTTGCCTTGCAAGCCTCTCCAGCCTATTTCTCTCATCTTGCTCGGTGTACTCACGATACGGCGCCACCCCTACTCCACTGTAATGCTTCCGGCAGTAATGTTTCGTTCTTGGGCTTGTAGGACGACTCCAAAACTTCCTGCCGCATGTCTCACATGAGTACACCCGAAATGCCCCACTCAGTGTTTTGATGCCTTTACACCATTTTCTCATAATAGCGAATGTAATAACTTAATAGACACACGATCCTCTTTATTCTTCTCAGCCCCTTCTACAAAGCTTCGTAGGCTCTCTCTCCATTCATAGGCCGCACGGAGCTTTTTCTCATGTTCCAAGAGCGGGAGAGTCCTGATAACAACTCTCGCAACACCATCCTTATCTATCTCAGCCTTACCTACAACTTCGAAGCTGCATTCATCGTCATATTCTTCGTTAGGATTCAGGACGACATTCTTCAATTTCATAATGAGTGTTGGTAGGAAATACACACCATACAGAGTACGAGCGTACTGCTTTTCTTACAATCTCTTCTTATAATATTTTCTTTTTTTGTCAAACACTTTAAAATTTTAATATTATTATTCCAGCTCGCGCTTCGGTTTGCGCCGCTGTCAGCCTAGCGCCCCCCACTTCCGTGGGGGAGGCGTAGCGGAGCGAGGAACGAGGAGTGTAGGAGACTCCGGAGTGACGAGGACGAGCGACGCGTCGCCTCGCGCTCGCTGGAAAACTACACTAAATATAATAATAAATCAAGTTTACATTTTTAAAAAAATAAGCAGAACGATAAAAATTAATCAGAACGCTCCACCCCCCCATCTAGAGGGCCTTCCTTAAGCGTCAGTTGCTCCTTCCCTCCGCCGTCCCTCATTCCACCATACAGAAAAAGCCCGGAGGAAAATCCGGGCCTCTCTGGGGTTGCAGACCCCGTGCTCCACCAAGCTGAATCACCAAGCTACACCAAGACTGTTACCTACCAGTCAGGGCTCTTAGACTTTATTCCTTACTGGGCTCTTTGGCAACCGCATCCCCCGGAGCTCTCTCCGGAGTGTCCTGCGCAGGTGCCTCCACCGGGGTTTCTTCATCAGCAAACATAAGAAAAATGGGGAAAAATATAACATAACCATTATAAGGCTCTCATCAGATTATGCCAGCAGGTTCAACATTAAAGTATTCTTTTATTTCATCAGCAGTACGCTCCTCTTCAGTGTCCAGCTTGCCAGACCAGCTATCAATACGGTTCCACTTTCCTCGGTGGACCTTTTTACCCGGCCATTTCTTAAGACGTCTGCTGCTCATCACTTAGCTGGAGAGGGGGGTAAGTATAAATCGTACTCATGCATCAGGGCTAGCTATGCCTCCGAAGCACGTATGAAGTATATATGATAATTTGCGGGGGGCCCACCCTTGTTAGATAGCGTAAATGGTCATAGCGCTGCCACCACAAACGGGTGCCGAGCGCACGGTATATTGATATGAAGTGAGCACATGATCCCCTTCAATATATTCCTGTATTGTCTGAAGAGCGTCCGCTTTGCTGTTAGCGAACAGGAAGTAGTGAGAAGGTGGAGGATTTTTTTCTGCAGACGATATAGTTATGTCCTTGACAATTACGATAAATGCTGTCTCTGGTAGATTAGGCTGTAAAGGCATGATAGTAGGTGGGTAAAGTGGGTAAGTAGATGGGTGGGTGGTAATATCCTATAACCATGCAATAATACTATAAAACATTATCGATAGTGGCGCAAGGGAAAGTATTTTAGGGGTATGTAGGAGAGGATGGAGCTACTTCCTTGAGTCCCTTGTTCTCTCCCCAGAGCATAACAGACAACAATAGAATAATAAGGAGGACTCTTATATACCGTCCGCTACGGACGGGTGCAGATCGTTCCTACTGCTCCTGTGCGGTAGTCTCACTCTCCCACCCTCCTGCCTACGATGCGCTTGACTTAACATCATCATTGTGTTCTATTGCCTTACGCTTAGTCCGCAAGGCTTCTAGTGCTTGGACTAGTTCATCCTCACCTTGTTCCTTGGTATTCACGTTTAAAATGTTCTGTGTGATGTTTGCTACTGCATCGCCTCCCAACACTCCATGATACTTCATCAACAACTCAATGACCTTGATCTTGTCACTGTTCCGCATCTTCTCTCCTAGATTCCACGGCTCCTTAGCTAAAGCCTCAAGCTCCTCCAATATCAAATCCAATTGCCTTATCTTTGCCCTCATAGCCTGATTCACCGGCAACATGACTTTCATGTCTCTACTTGACCTATGCTCAAATCCACTCCCTTTAGTCTTTGCTATCACCCCAGCATTGCTACCTTTCAAACTTTCCATTGCAAAAATCCTTTGTTTCTTGCCTAATGCGTTCTTTCTTGGCATGTTCCTAAAGCTACACCACTCTCATACTCAAACGCAAGTGTATTCCATTATTAACAGCAGTAAAATATCTTTATACTCTCTTTACTCATACCCCACACACTCTATGATAAAGAACGCCATAGCTAAACTATCGCCTCCCAAACTAAAGCTCTACGTCTGGGAAGGCGAGGGTGTGCTACCAGATTGTTCTTCTACTGGGATGATCTGTGTCCTTGCCACCAGCTTAGAACAAGCGCTCAAGCTCATCAGAGCTGAGGCTAATCACTCAATGAACTCCTTTCCACCTGACCAATTCACCGTCCACACTACACCGTCCGCATTTATATGTCCTGGTTAAGTGACCGTACGTATAGCTCCCTATGTCTCTTGCAGCACCACAACCACTATTAACAGCAGTAAAATATCTTTATACTCTCTTTACTTCCTACTACATCTACTCTTATGTCCCCATTGCTAGTTAAAGAGCTTATTAAGAAGCTTACAAAAGAAAGCCCTGATGCTGTAGTAATCGTACGAGCCTATGAAGATGGCTCATGTGTCGAAGATGTATCCAATAAAAACCCTCACACAGAAATGTACTGGAAAGGAAATCCCCCTACTGAGAAAGGTATACCCACTGTCACAATAGGTGTACTAGAAGATCATGGCGCCTCCTGTTCTCTTGCCACTTACAAGAAGTTCACCACGTGAGGAGTCTATTCACACATAGCTCCCTATGTCTCTTGCAGCACCACAACCACTACAACGCACCCTCAAGCTCCCCCTAAGTGTAAGTGAAGTCATGGAGCGTACTGCCGGGAAACGTGTACGCAAGATCAAAGAAATTAAATGCACTTGTGCCCTTTACTCCCCTGACTCATGCAAACGTTGCAACATATGATCGTATGGGGAGGAGCACTTGTGCTTTTCTTTTCCGTACTCTTTGAGCTATAAACACTGGGCAGTACGATACCGTGCTCTAAGCACGGAAGCAGATCGCTCCAGCCTCCCCGGCACATTGCTACGCTGAGGGGTAAAGTGGCAAATTCGGCTTCTCTCAATGCGTTCTAAGCTCGTAAAAAGTTTTCTAGGTAGTTTAGTACCTAATTGGCCTTCAACAAATTATCTACTGCAATTTCACATGCGGTATTCATTACTTCATCCCAACACTCTAACCCACTCTCTACGCCCTTGCGGATGCTGCTCTCCATTTCGTCTAGCTCCTTGCGTGTAGGTTCTCGCCCTAGATGTCTTTCAATGTAATATTGAGCATCCTCCATTGTAAGAATGTATAGAACGGCGTGGGTAGCTTCTGGCTTGTCTCGTAGGTCATCCATTATATAGGGGTTGCGCGTACTCATATTGTGGAGGGGAAAAAATGTACACAATGCTACTCTCTTGTTGATCCTGCGCAGGATAGCTAGCAGGAGAGGGTCTACTAGCTTCCTACTTCTCTATTTTTCTTTTCCTCCTTCTCATCATATCGCTCATGGAGCTTCTTAACGAGAAGGTTACGGAAGTCGTCACACTCTAAGAGTGCTGCTTGGACTTCGGGGTTGTACATTCTAAGTCTGCCTTCACTGTCAATGCAGTGTTCGACGATAAGTTTTGTATCTTCATCAGCCCCGAAAAGATGATGAACAAAACGTGAAAGTGGGGATGAACCAGACATGGCTAAAGGGGGAATGTGTTGAAACATAGTTCTAAAGGGGAACTTATCTTACGGAGAGAGTAGCATCGTATACACGTTGACTTCCTGTGTTGTGAAAGATCGAAAGGGGAGTTCTTACCTCCCTAAACCTAAAACTTCACCCTCTACCTCTTCGAGCGGCAATATAGCCCTGCTTCCCTCCCCCAACTTAGGTACTTCATCAGCCCAGTTCAACAATGTAACCCTTAACCGGTACATTCCCTTTCTCATTCTTCTCGCTCTCCTCGTATTGAGTTTTACTAAAAGACTTATTTGTAAATCAATATCAGATAACAACCTGTGTACCTCCACATCATTACAAACTTCTTGCCTCAGCATATCCTCCACTAATTCTGTAAGCCCTTTATTATCAGCATATAAGTTTTTCGCCGTGTTCTGAACGTCTATTGCAGCTTTTCCCTTTACTATTGGATCATTACTTTCTCCTTCCTCGAATATCCTTAATACTTCCTCTGCGTTTTTATTCTTACTTATGATAGAACTCTTTTTTGTACTTGGTGTCAAAAATCCGCTACCGTCATCCTCCCATTCATCCCATCCCTTTTCACCGTACCCACCGTACCTGTCATACCCATATCCACTATATCCATAATTTCCATTGTTCACAGAAGAGGAATAGCTACTTGGGAATGCTCGAAACTTAATATCATCAGTATCCACCTTCCCATTCTTCCAATGTAGCGTATGTAGCGTTAGTGCTGGTAACTCAGTATCTATCTCTTTACCTTTCTTGTCCTCGATCTTGTACCCACACTCACTACTTATTACAACATCATCCCCGTATGTCCAGCTATGCAAAGGGTTCTGATTGTTCCTTCCGTAATGTACATTTATGAGTTTATGTGTTTCAGTATCAATCTCTAGGAGCACAAAGGCAATACTACCGTTACAGTTTACAGTTTTTCCATCCTCAATATACCGTGCGAGTTCATGCAATAGCGTCTCACTATCGTTGTACTTACCTTTCCCGTCCTTGGTGGTGTACTTGATACCGTCCTTATAATGCTCCTTCTTGAGTATATCATTATTCCATATAATACCGTTATGCGTTAGTGCATACGTCCTCTGATGGTATTTACTATCGCAAATCGGGTGATTCTGAAATTCCACGTTTTCTGTGCTTGTGGGTGTCCGGTGATGGAATTGTATCAACTGAGTACGAAGCCGTGATACTGCATAAAAACACTCCGCTTCTGTTTTAAATCTGCGTGTCTTCACTAGCCCTCCTCTCGTTAGATAGGAAAATCCAAAACCCTCAACCCCACGTAACCGTTGGTTATTATATAGCTGAACCAATGAACTGGGGTCAACGTTCTGCTTCCGATTGTATAAAGTGACTAAACCACACATATTGTAAAATGGAGAAAAGGATTAGAAGATTTCTGGTATAGGGTTTTCAGCTGTAAAATCCGCCACGGGGTTGTTCCATTCTCTAGTTTCTTCCACCGTCAAGATATACCCATTAGCTTCCGTAAACCTGAATGCAGACTCCTGGTTTCCAACTCTGAGTCTACTTGGAGTAGGGTCTTCATCATCAATCTCCATAGAAGATTCTTCGTTTATTGCAGCCGCCTCATCATGTGCTTGTTGGATGCTTAGCTCCCGCGCTTGCGCGTCCTCATTCGTAATATGGTAGTAAATACGCTCCCACTTATTCAATAAGGGTATACGCTCCTCATATGGCATGGAGTACAATCTTTGCTTTTCCTGAATAAATTTTACAGTCCCTTTGTTAAGTTTCAGCATCTTACATATCTTGTCAGAATGTCCAATGGGCTTTTTACAAAACGTGTACAACTTCTTGCAGTCCCTGTCTGTAGCGGTCTTTGCAAGATCCCAGATAGCATCAATGAACTTGAGCCAGTGTACTATCGCTCTCGCGTCTGCAGTCGCATGGTGCGCTCTTACTTCTACTGTTCCACCTGTATTCGGACGGGTGTTTTCCTCCTCATATTCTGCAACGTACCCACACTGGCACTCTTCGGGCTCACCTGTTCCACACCTATTGCACCAGAAACTATCCCAGTTAATCCTCGCTTCCCCTTGCATCATAGGGGTTAGGTTCATGGAAGTGTACTTATCGTCTATGTGTCTCTGATACTTCAATGCTTCGGTTAGGTTTTTCGTCACGTCTAGTATTTTCCTAAAACTCTCTTCACAGAATAAACGAACATGAGTTTCGTCTCTCCTCTCCCTTGGTAGCATGGAGTAAGCAAATTTCTCCAATATAAGCCACACCTTAAACACTTGTTCTGCTGCTATATTCTTATCCTGTACGTGTACGTGAATCCCACTGGCGTTGTAGGTATGGGGGTATCCGTTCACTACAGCACAAAGGGCACGCGTTGCCTTTGTAATCGTTCTCCTATCACTAGGCTGTGATACAACCTCGTACCCATTGTGTACGCTGCCATCCCCCCAAACCCCAAACTTCACACCATCAATGTTCAATGCGACTATATCTTTCTTCATTTCTCCACGCGCAACAATGTCATTGAACTCAAATTCTATACCATACGTCCGCACACCATTCTTTTTAACAATAGGTGTATAACTAATGCCCCGACTATCCCACATACTCATCTTTCTTCTGCAATCGTCACACAGATATTGTTTTTTCACCTTATGCTTCCTTTCCTTTGTAATTGCGTTTTTTCCGCAACGTCCACATATCGCAATCCCCAGTTTAGCTACAGCTCTCTTTGAGAGACAATAGCCTAAACACTTCGGATGCTTCTTCCCCTGTTTGTGCGCTACGCACTCCTTATCTACATACACACCTAGCGACTCGCAAAAATAACAATTCTTCCGTATTTCTCTCTCCCATATTGCATATTGCTTTCCTTTCGGCGTAAGTATCTGCTGCATTCTATAAGGTGCGCAACGTCTAGGTGCTCCCATCTTAGTGGCAAGAGAGTGCGGAGCACTCATCTCCTCTCCCGAGTAGTAACACTTGAGCTTGGTATCTGTAGGAATGTGCAGATACGGGCACAAATCTTGACTCAATATTGGACGCTTTTGACCATATCTTACCTTCTCACCATACCTAATATCAGCCTCACGCCATCGGTACGATCGAAAAATTGCATTAAATATATAATTGACTCCATCCGGGCTTGACGGGATCACGTAAACATCTCGCTCAATCACCCCGCGTGTTTTTACATCAGAACATACCCCTACTTGATACCTTTGCGTCTCACCCCAGTATATATTTTCTGCATAGAAAGAAGGCAGTTTAACCGGTTCAATCTGCACCCCATCAATCACAGGAAAATGTATATACACATTATCAATTCTGTACGTCTTCCCCTCCTCTCTTATACCACTAATATGATATTTTATATAGACACATTTACGCTTTGCATCCTCAATGGTTCCACTGTCTATATGGTAGTTATAGTAACAATTAGACATGAGAGAAGTAAGAGGGAAGGGTAAAATCTTGATTCTTGTATCTAATTCCTGTATAATAGGAAGATTCTAGCATTTCTTCTAGTGCGTCCTCTGCCGGATGATCACCAAATAACACACCATACCTCCTCCTCACATTGAATAGTGGTTCAGATACACGGATCATATATAATGGTAGAAGTGGAAATAAAAGTTCACCCCCTTTATACTCTTGATTAAGGAAAATTACAAATCATTAAGGAAGCGAAGAAAGAGAATCATGTCATAATAAAAAAACCTATTCTCAGGTTTTTTTGCATCGGTAGTGGCGCATCACTAATTCATAGTGGCACTGTTCTTAGATAGTGGCGCGTCAAAAATCATTGCGTACATAGACGTACACCGTGTCCATAGGAGTCCCATCCACATAACTAGCTGCCATGCTCACACGCCGATACCCGTTACCTTCATACGAGTCTAAACGCGGTACTACGTCCTTCGGAACCTCATACACCTTACCGTCCACATAACTGCCTTTGACTGAGGTAGTGGCGATCATAGGAATCTCTCCCTTGTCATAGTCCCCACCTACATGTTTCACACCGTGCAAGCGAGCGGACTGCCCTTTGATTGTCTTTCCAAAGAATATTTTTTGTAGTCGTGGACTTTGTAACGTTCCGTAGGCAAATAATTTAGGCATAGGTAGTGGTGTTAAATACTGAGCAGTTCGATATCAGTCCGCTCCATGCTTATCGGTAGTGATACTGTATAATAAGCAGCCATATGGATACCAGCGAGGAAGATATCAGTAATATGATATTGCATTATGCTCCGGTAGAGGCTGGATGGTGGATAGATCAAGTAATTCATGATGAGATCCGTAATGTTGTAGATGCGCAAGCGCGGGAACGTTTGTATAAACTTCTCATTGAGCACAGTCGCATTGAATACTGTGTGGGTTAGGACGGATTAGAATCTAAAGCTCTCTCCGCTTCCTCGGCCTCTTCCTGGGTGAGTGAATCGTCTTGAAGGCAACAAGCAATGTCGTACCGCCATCGTTCTGCCAGTGAAGGCCAGCAGTGCTCGGGAGCACCCTCGCGCTCTATTGCTATGCCGTCAAGGATGGTGGAGAGGAGTTCTTTCATTGGGGTAAAGGAACAGTATGCTTATAAACTTCAATTATCCCCAGTTGCGTAAAGAGCGCACGGACTTCTTCGCTCATATTTTCAATGCGGATCACCTTATCTTTCGCTCGATTGAAGAGAGCGATAAATTCTCCCATCCTAACGGAAGTAATCCATCTGACTTCTGAGAAGTCGAGAACGGTTACGTCAGCAAGGGGGATCTGCGAGAGGTCTTGCTCTTCTGTAATAGTGATGGAGTTGGGAATATTCATAAATTAGGGGTTAGCTTTAAAAAAGGCTTTGGCAAATCCTTGTGGGGTCATTGCCCTTCTGGCTGCTTGCAACTTCTCGGGACAAATTTCTTTGTACCATTCGGGGAGCTTAGGTAGCTCTCTGTTATTGATCGAACAAGCGGCGATTTGCTCTTGTGTCATGGTAACTGGGGTTTTCCTCGGCTCTTTGTAATATCCCCACAAATCGGTTTTTTTTGTGTATGGGTCGCCATAATCACACGGCTGCCATGTGAGAGGTGGTTTTCCAAGAAATTGTCGTAAATATCCAACAGGATTTTCAAGCGCCCAAAATTTTAACGATTCTCCCAACCTGCACTGGCGGATGATATGAAGACACGCATCAACAAGCACAAGTCCCTCCTTAAAATTCCTCGGTATTTTTGCAGTTGTTCTGGCCAGAGAGAAATGTGTACAAGGAGGAGCGGCGAGAATCCCATAAACCCCGTCTGGTGGCACATAAGTGGTAACATCATACATTGGTAACGTGATGAGTCGCACATCATATCCGGCATTTTTGTATGGTTCGCTCCATGACCCTGTACCGCCGCACAAGTCCAAAACTATCTTTTCTTTGTCTTCTGTAATGGTGATGGAGTTAGGAGTTGTCATGAGATGGGGATGAAGGGAATACCATTCTAGTCTTCCCATTGTGTCCATGTATAAGTTCGACATGCTCTACCGATTCATATACACCAGTAGACTGCGCTTTTACGTTAGTGTCCTGCCTCCATCGAAGTACGCATGTACCACATGGAAAAACACACCCATCAGCCACGATTCCAGTCCCACTAATACCAGTTTCATCTTCATCCCTTATAAGATGAAACACCTTTGCCTGTGCTGTTTTCTTAGTTGTCATGGGGTTGATTGGGAATCGAGAATCGAAACAAGAGCTTTGCAGCGCGTGGGAAGGTCAGCTTTAGCACCATAACCATTGGTAAGATCACTAATATCTTCATGGTTTAGTATTCTCCAATACTCCTCCCACAATTCCTCATCTTCCATCATCCTCTCCTCCACCATGCGAAAATCATTCCAATCTTCCATAGGATTCCAGTATGCCCCCTGTGTACCATCTTCCCACCCTATGAATTCCGCTAATTTCTCAATTATTTCAGTATCAGACATCTGTGTGGTGAGTATGATGTAGAACAGTTATTTTGCGTTTCCTTTCCGCTCGTTTTGCATGTTTGTTATAGCATCGAAGACAACATTTGCTATTGTAGGCTTTGGGTAAATGTTCGCACTTTGGGAATGCTCTTTTATTGTGATGCACCCTCTCTTGTGGCTCTCCAACACTCCCACCTCTTCTTAATCTTGTGTAGTGCATACAGCACATTCCTTTTACGATTGATGGCTTCCTACATCCTTTAACAGCACAGAATTTTTCTATCTCTTCTGCCGATGGTGTAGGAGGGGAAAGAGGGGAATATTTGGGCTTCCAAAACTGCCACCATAGACGCTTCCTGCAATAGTATTGCATAACAAGGTCTAGTTGCAGTTTGCCAACACGCTCCCAGTAGGTTTTTTCTATAGAGTCTTTAATCACGGGCTTGGGGGGAAAATAAGAGTTTTACCGTCCCACTGGTAGGGGGTGTGTTCTTTGAGGTATTTGATGATACGGGGGTTGCGGGAGGCTTTCTTTCTCACCTTCTCCCATTCCTCCCGCGCCTCCTTCTGTGCCTTCCGTGTCTTCTCCCATTCCTCCCGCGCCTTCTCCCGCGCCTTCTCCCATATCTCCCGTGCCTTCCGTGTCTTCTCCCGTGCCTTCTCCCGTGCCTTCCATGCCCTCTTTTCTACCTCCTCCGCCTTCTTCAAATATTTTGGTACAAGTTCATCGGGGATTACCACGAAATGCTCGGCTCTTACGGGAAGTTCAGACTCAGGCTTCTCCCGCACTATCTCCTCTGCCCTATAGGGAATATCCTCCACATACGCAATGGGTTCTTGATGCCAGGGAAAGCCGCTCCAGCTTGACTTCTTGCCTGTGTAGTTTGGCTTGAGGGGGTAGAGGGTGTTCTTAGTCATGGGGGAGGAGATTAATCACATATGGGTAAGGGTCTGATAATAATACCTATGGAGAAATGGTAATTGGAATGCAGTACTCTCACCGTATTCTCTGATCATCTTCCAAAGCCACAGTAACCGCCCCACACGGCCGTTTAAGTCTTCGAAGGGGTGGATCTTCTCAAAATCATTGTGAGCCTTCCACGCGCCATAAGAATGCCAAAATTCAAAGTATTTATCCATAAGTGCCGGTACTTCCCTCCACGGCGGGCATATTTGATTCCCTACGGTTACATTGCACTTCCTCCATTCACCCTTGTATATAAGCGTACGATCTTTACTCAACATAGCATGTAGTATCAACAAGTCCTCTTGTGTAGGGTCACGCGCATCATTACAGCCATCAACAACATGTTCAACGGCAGGAACATCTGCAGGATACGTGCGGGGTTCTCCCTCAATAGTATTACTCGCCAGCATGAATTGTTCATAACGTTTAATCATTGGTTCCGTACTTTGGAAAGGTCAAAATCAAATGGTACTTCTAAGAAGTTAGCAACTTCCTTGAATACAGCAAACTTTTCTCCTCCTTGGATTCTATGTAGATCAACGAACAGGCAGTCTTCCTTACCCTTCTGATTTTTAATGATATCAAGGTATACCTTCATTGTGGACTCCAGTGTTTCATCAGTGAACTCCGGCAGGTCACGAGTCTTCAATGACTCCATTATCGCATCTGGATTACGTTCCATGATGATAAACTTCGCTTCTGGGAATTGTCTGCGTACCCAATTAATCATCAATAAGATGTTCGGCTTCTTCTCACCATAGTACTTACAACCAGGCTTACGATCTTGATGAAAGCGCTTATATGCAGCACGTAACCCCACGTTCATATATCGTCTTGTCTCCCCGACATGATGTGTAGGTATTGACGTGATAGCAAATTTATCAGAAGAATCATCTATTGCCTTAATACTACGCGTTACTGCTTCCCATATACCAATGTAACCATGCTCATTTGTTATAGATATATCGCGCTCTTTACGCCAGTGATCTAACATCTTCTGCATGAACGTAGTCCCGCTACAGTGACAGCCGGTGATGAAGAGTGGTTTCATTTCGCAATAACAGCTAAACGCACATGGGGGTTGTTCGTGCATGTAATTAAGGTAACCCCGTCAGGATTCTGTTTCAGAATATCAGTCTCCCATTCTTTGACGAACCTGAAATACTTTACCCGAAAACGTGAACGGTTGTAGATCACAAGATCTCCTACCTCAATACTATTAAGTCCGGAGAAGTGATGGTGAGAATGTGCGAAGATCGTATTGTAGTGATACGGAAACGTGTAGGGAACCTGCTCCATAATTGCCTGTGCTTCTTGTTCGACCGCAGTCCAGTTCTGCGCATCCCAGATATCTTCGGAGCCGAAGCTGACTGCTGTGAATAATGCCATTGATGGAATTATTAGGTTATACATAACAAGAGAGAATTAAGAATTATTTTCATATTGTTCGATAAGGTTTTGTAGAAGTACTGGTTTATACCCAGTGCTCTCAATCGCAAAGAGGCGGTTCCACTTCGAGTAAATCAGATCATCAGTATCCTTGCGGTGATCATCATCATGCCAGTGTCCATGAATATTCCAATTACAACCGGCAGGTAGATGCTGAGCGGGCTGATGGGTAAAGTACACATGACCATATTCCAGCGCGTAGCAAGCGAAGTCGAAGGTTCCATTCTTCATGTACCAGTCTGGCTTTTTATCATGATTACCACAGACGAGTATCTTACGACCTGGCAGTTCGCTCATAATTTTAGGCAGTCCGCTCGCGCTCTGTATGATGACATCTCCACAGTGGATAACTAGGTCATCCTCGGCCACCATCTTCCTCCAGTGATTCATGATCTGGTCTTGATAGTCAGGCGGCCTGAATCCCTTCTTAATCAACTTAGGATCGTTGAAGTGGGTATCGGTGATTATCCAAGTGTTCATGCCTGTATTTTACATGATGTTAAAGAACAATACAATAACTTTAGATTGCACTTTCAGGAATAGGTTATCTCCGTGATGGGCGGGGGTGCTGCTTCACATGCTCACAAAAGTCATCTCTGCATTTCTGTACCGCTTCAAGCTTTTCCTCTTGCGAGTAACCAATATGAGCAAACTGCCAATTGGCTTTCGCACAATCACGTTCTGCGTTTGGCACAAATGTCCACCAGAACATGAATACAAATGCCGATGATGTAAGTACTGTAAAAGTACGCATAATAATTATGGGGTAATGATTTCCTCTGGGGAAACAAGCGGATAAATCTCTTCCGGCATGAGGTCACGCCGTGGTTGGAAGTCAGGATTGTAGAATTCAAATACATGTTTTCGAAGCAAGAATCCTTCGAACTTGTGCAACGCTTCATCGCGTGTCATATATCGTTCCTTCCATCCCTTCTGAGTCTGTACGCGCAGAGCAAGGATCAGACAACCATCTAATTTCACATTGTGCATCTCTTCATAAGCAACCATGTATGCTGAGACCTGTTCCTCGGAACCGTCATAGATGTCTTTGCTGGTTTTGAAGTCCACGACGTATTTGCCAGTTTGCATGTCTGGGTCTGACTTCTTTTTCTTTGGAGGTTGGATTTCCATAACAGCATCAAGTTGTCCTGCGTACCAACGCTTCTTTGAATACACATTGGACTCGACAGAAAGGACACGAGGATTCCGTATGTGGAACCAATGGTGATATCGGTTGATACATTTCCATTCTGTGTCGGTGAAAATATTCCATCCGATAGGCTCACCATCCTGCTGGATGTGTCTTAAGTTATAATCCTCAATAGCGTTATGCACATTTGTTCCACGCTCTGCTGCTAAGAACAAGTTGAGCCTACTACCGAGAACACCAACCTTTTCAGCTTCCTCTTCCTTCCAGTTATCAAGGAAAGAATTGATCTTTACTGATTTGAGAATTGTTGTGACTGATGGAATAAACATTGGTTCCTTGAGTCCTTGCTCAGTAATCCGGTAGAACCGTTTGTCTTCTGTATATCTCTTCTGAATTGTCGGTAGGATATCAGTCATCAATTTTAGATCGTAAGAAGGCTAGAACTTTATTATCTGTCGAAGACTCTGCAGCCACCATAAGCTCTTCATCAGTAACTGGTACATACTGTTTGACACGGTTTAGAAATTCAAATGACGGCGCACGGTGTTCGTGCTCGACAAGACTTAACCACGTCGAAGAAATCCCGAGCTTCTTAGCGAAGGCTCGCTGCTTGATCTTATTCTCAAATCTATATACTTGTATACGACGGCCAATACCGTCTAATTTAGCGTTTCGTCCATTGTTTTTCTGTGGCATAGGAGTTTGGGGAAATGGACTTGCCTCCATTATACATCAGTGAAAATTCTTAAGCAAGAGGAAAATATTTATATCAAACTACATATCGGTACCAGGCAATCCCAATTCTTTGCATGGGAAACTCAGCACCTGTAGCATCCACGATTGTCCCTACCGAACGCTATTTATGAACACTTATCAACAATTTTTCACTGACCTCCAGCTTGGCGGCTGCACAACTCAAGTCGGCGCAGTCAACAAAGTACTGGCGTTGACGGAGACATGGGAAGATATCGAGGCGACGATAGCCAAGCATCCAAGTGATTTGTACTTCCTTGGGGGGGTGGAGCGTTCTGCTAAAAACCATCGTGCTGCCGATGAAGATATTAACAAGAAAAATTATGTATACTTTGACTTAGATATTAGAAAATCTAATATCAATAATCTTAAAAAAATAAAGCAGAACGATAAGCAGTACGCTCCTACGAAGTCTAAACATGCGTTAAATTCTAATTCTAAGAATAATAATTTAATTAACGCGCGCGAGGAAAAGTTAGAGATTTCAGATGAAGAAATAAAGGAATTTGCTAAAAAATGTATTGACGGACCACTCAAAAATAGTCCCTGGAGATACATTGTTTTTACAGGAAATGGTATTCATATATACTTTTTCTCAGATGAGCCTATTACTGTATATAATAAAACATATTGGAAATTAGGAATGATTAAGAAATGCGAGGCGATTGAAAAGTTGTGTGGCGTGGAAGTAGACAAATCGTGTGTGAACGTTTCGCGTATTGCAAGGGTGCCGGGAAGTAGTAATTATAAGTCTGATCCGCCAAAGAAGGTTGAGATATTACATTTCCAAGATGTCTATTCTGATATGATCAAGTCGTTGGAGGCTATCGGTGAATCAGAGCATCAACGCATTGAGGAGGAAACCCGTCAGAAAGCTGTTGCGACACAGGGTAAGTATCCAAGTAAGCAGGATACCTTTAAAGCGATTCAGGAGCTTCCTATAGGCCCTGTGGTGTGCACCCTGTTGGGATGGGAGCAGAGGGGGAAACACTTCTTCGAGCCAGGGTCTTCTATAAAGGCTGCGTGTTTCATCTCAGATGAGTCAGATTCACTCCTGATCCATGGTGGTACGTCTCATATTTCTAATAAGTATAACGGTTACAAGCCATGGGATCTTGTGCAAGTTGTTACTGGTAACAACAACGGTGAAATCTTCCAGTGGTTCAAGGACCGATACCCACATATTAGAGAGTTATCAAAAGATGAATATGTCAAATCGGGGAAAATCAATGCGGCAGAGGAACAGACGGATGAGGTAGAGATAACAGGAATAAGTACCATCCTTGATGAATTGAGAAATGTGAATTTTGAACATCTTAATGTGAATGAGGATATTAATGAACATGAGATCATCATTCGTGGGGCTGTAACGAGGCTTGCTGCGTTTTCCAATATTGGTAAGTCAAAGCTAGCATACTTCCTTGCGCATCAAATGCTTTGTAATGATCAGAAAGGCATCATCTTCTCTACAGAGGTTCAGCGCTCCCTCGTCCTTGCGCATATGTTGTGCATCATCAAGGGTGTAGGGTTTTGGGATATCATCCGCAAGAATGTATCGATTACTCCTGATGATTTAGAGGTATTAAAGCCTCTCCAAATATACGACGTGACCCAGACAGGGAACTCGCTCAAGAAGTATGAACAAGTTGTTGAGAAGAGCCCTGGATTAGATTTCATCATTATAGATTTCTGTCAAGCTGTGGAACCTGACGGTTTCTTTAAGGGTGAGTATGAGCAGATGTCACGGTACGCTATTCAAGTCCAGAAGTTAGCACAGAAGCACAACATAGCCATCATTGATCTCTCACAGATAGCGAATGACTCTATCAAGGATGAGTTGGGTAGCTATGGGTTTATTTCTATGAAGGGGTCGGGCCATTTGTATTCGTCCGCAGATATCGCGGGAATACTAAAGCGCCATAAATATGATCCAATGGAAGCTAATCTTATGCATGTGGAAATACGCAAACATAAGTACAAATCCCCATCAGAGTTCTCATTACTGTGCGACTTCAAGCATGGGAACTTCATTATGCAGCAATCGATAGAACAGAAAGTGGCAAATGTTGCATCTTCGTGGTAGAATGTTAGACAACCTATGCCTTTTAAGTCTAAAGCTCAGCGCAAATTCCTGTTCGCAAATTACCCGCGTATAGCGAAGCGATTTGCAAGGAAAACCCCAAAAGGGAAGCATCTTCCTGAGCGGAAGACCTCGGGGAAGAGAACAACCCGCCGGAGACGGCGTGCTTAACCATAGGCGTAGGTTTGGAGTACTCTGGTTCCTAGCGTGTAAGCGCTACTCTGGTGGTAGGAGTGGCTAGAGTATTCCAATGGCAGTGTGTCAACATTAAATAACTTGAAAAAACTTTTTCTATAGTGTATACTGAGGGGGTATGGTCAAGAAGTCTAAAGCTGGCAAAAAGCTCACTGAACGTGAGAAGCAAGCCTTATATCTTATACGTACATTCCAGTATGAAAAACGTTACTCGCCAACACAGAGATATATCTCGAAGATCCTCGGGTTCTCGCCAGCCATGGCAAATGAACTCGTCAGAGGACTCAAGCAAAAGGGGTACATCGAAATGTCCCCCAGTTCCAGTCCGGTCCGCAGGCATTTCCTCTTCCCAAGAGGAACAGTTCTACCATTTGGTAAGACAGCTGAGCTACCGCCGAACGTCTTCCCAGAGTTCCTCACAGAGACGCTCGATCCAGAAAAGGTTTAATGATTTATTTATTTACATGCAGAATCATGAACTCTCGCTTCAAATTCCACAAGATTGAAAAAATACCTCTCCTTTATAAGATGGTATTTGCATTCTCTCTCATCGTTCTCATTGGTGTGGCAATCATCTGTATAGCTGAGCCAGCATATGGAGCGAAAAGCGAATCAATAGATAGGCGTGTTATCAGTAAACTACAGAATTTAGAAAACGATTTGAAAGCTCAGTTTGAGCGTATTACTCAGGAAAAAGAACGTCAGGTCGCATTTATGGATAAAGAACTAGATTATACTCATCAGATGGCAGAAACTACGCGCAGTATTCTATGCGCAGAAGGAGCCACGCTTTATTGTCCAGAGATTGAGGAAATAGTAATAGAGGCTGAGCCTCTCGGCTTTGAGAAGCTAGGTAGTCCGCTTGTTGTTGGTCGTACGTACACGGTAACGGTTACTAATTATAACCCTGTACCGGGGCAAACAGATGGCTCTCCATGTATAGGAGCATCAGGGCAAGATCTATGTGAGCTGGCACGTGACGGGGTGAAGATAATTGCACTCTCACAGGAGCTGGTTGGCAGAGCAAAGTACAAGCCATTCAAGTATGGGGACTACGTGCAAGTGAATCATGATAATATCTGGTGCAAGGGTGTGTATAAGGTGATGGATACTATGAATGCACGGCATTATCTCCATGCTGATATTTTTAAACTTGACCCTAATGACAATTTCGGTCGCTGTGACGGTGCAGAGATCGTGAAGGTCTACATGGGTGTTTCTCCCTAATTTTTCCCCCCTTTATATTCCTATGGCGAAATTCGCAGACGCATTCGCGCAACTAGGAGTTCCGTACTCCTTCACGATCGCTACAGTGAACTATAATGTGCAGTCTCAATATGGGGCGCAGCACGTTGTTAAGGTTCTCTATCAAGGTGTTGAGTTAGATTGGTGGCTCAAGCCTCAGCGGTTCGATGAACTCTTTCCGGCAGGGCTCGATGCCGGAGACAAGATTAAAGTCTCAAAGAATAAATCACCTAATGATCCTAGTAGGACATATTACGCTATCGAGAGTGTTGGCGTTGGACCGAGAGTTCCAGGGCAGACCGAACAGCAGCCCGCTCCAGTACTGTCAGATAGGACAGATATGCCTCTACAGAATGATGCATCGGTTCCTACAAATGAAGACTCCAAGTGGGAGCGTAAGGATAACCGTGTCCTTATCTGCGCCTATGTGAAGTCTCTTATCGAGAGTGGTGTGACTGATGTATTAGCCATTAAGCGTGACGCACGAGATCTCGCTGAGTGGACAAATAAGTCTGCAGGTGAACTGACTGCTGCAGAAATGGTCTCGGACGTATTTTAGTTCTACTTCTCTACACTCCTACCATCATGAAATTAGAAGTCAAGCAAACTACGGACTATGGCAAGTTTAAATCCGTCACCGGCAATAGATTTATAAAGAATCGTCACGTAGAAAAACTATCGAAGAGCATTCTCGAAAAGAACTTGTTACCCTACCAACCAGTCATCGTGACTAGGGATATGTTCATCATTGATGGACAACACCGTATAGAAGCAGCAAAGAAACTGGATATCCCTATTTATTATACGATTGTTCCGGAACTCAAATTGAATGATATTCAAATGCTTAATGCAAACATGAAAGTGTGGAACCTACGTGATTTTGTAGAAAGCTATGCAAAGGTTGGTAATAAAAATTACAGTACACTATTGGAGTTCTCGGACAACTTCTCCATCCCATTATCTATCTCGGCATATCTACTTGCTGGGGTAAGGCTTACACCTCACTCTGTTTCAGGTGCTTGCAGCGTTCATGGAGTACCGTATGCTATACGGAGTGGTGACTTTAAAATTACCGCTTTGGATGAAGCTACATCGCTGGCAAAACAATTGAAGGAATTACAGCAATACTGTGAAGGGCCACTTATCGGTAAGAGTGATTTTATTCGTGCGCTCGTACGCATGAATGCATTAGGAATGAAGCAAACAAGGCTCATTGAGAAGATTCAAAAGTATGGTTTGAAATTACATCGGAAGCCAGTCTACAGAGATTATTTACTTCAATTCCAAGATGCATATAACTTTCGTATGAGGAAAAATCGCATCGATGCACTATGAGTAATACTACTGAGAAAATCACTGGCATAGTTGAACTCCAGCAAATCACTGGTAGACACAAGGCATTCCGTACATTCATAAAGCTGTTACAGAAGGACAATAGAGCTGAGGCTCTCACGATCCCAACTGAGCATCAAGAAGCGTTCAGTCAGCAGATAGGTCAACTAATAGGTAAGGACATGCCATTGCTGCTGGAAATGGCTCGTATTCTCATGGAGGATGTCGGAACACATCTAGTCCTTCTACATAAAGCTGCATCCTTAAAGTCAGATGAACTCGACGCGTTTCAAAAGGAGGTACTTGAATATCTCTCTTCTGTTATTTCTAATGATTAATATGACAATATACCTCTATTCAAATTGGAGCGGTGACTCACGCACAGTGACATGGTGTGCTCTCCCACTTATATATTCACTTGATGACATGTTAGTCGTTGAGTTCGGACTACTTGGATTTGGGATATCCATCCAGACCCGCAAGTAATTATTTCTTTTACTAGCAAATTATTTTTATCAGCGTATAATGCAGAGCATCGTTACCTCCTACCACTATGGCAACCTTCGTTTCCCGTTCCCGACGTCCTTCTACCAAGACCACCAACTATGAGGGTGGTGAGGCATATACTATGCCTAAAGATGTAGAGTTGTATTCTGCAGTAGCAACATTTCTATTTCAGGATAAGTTCTACGAGTCCAGTGATGATCGTGTCGCACGTATCCGTACCTTGATCACAGAACTCTGTGATCGTGATGATTCTCAGTTCATTGGACAGCTTGCTGTCTATGCACGTGAGAAGATGTATCTCCGTTCTGTCCCCATAGCGCTGGTTGTTGAGCTGGCTGGACGACATAGTGGTGATCAGCTGGTCCAGAAGGTTCTCTCACGTGTTGTACAACGTCCTGATGAGATTATGGAGATACTGGCGTACTATCAGAACCTGAATGGGCGGATTAAGCCTCTCTCAAAGCAAATACAGAAGGGGTTGGCTCGTGTATTCAATAAGTTCGATGAATATCAGTTCGCTAAGTATAACCGGAAGGGGGACATCACTCTCCGTGATGCGCTGTTTCTTGTTCATCCTTCTCCTGAGGGAGATGCCAACCAGTCACTCTTCGATAAGATCGTTGATGATGGTCTTAAGACTCCTGAGACATGGGAGACTAAGCTCTCTAAAGCAGGTCAGGATGTTAAGACCCCCGAAGAGAAGGAGGCCGCCAAGCTCAAGGCTTGGGTAGATATGATCCACTCAGGGAAGATGGGCTACATGGCGACCCTCCGGAATCTTCGTAACTTCATCGAAGCTGGGGTAGACCATACGCACCTTGCTCTTGTCTGTGAGCAGCTTGCTGATCCTGAGAAGGTCCGCAAGTCCAAGCAGTTTCCATTCCGTTTCCTCTCCGCCTACAATGAAATTAAAGAGCTTACCTCTCCTGACTCTGCGATGGTTGTCGACGCTCTGGAAGAGGCCGTGAAGGCCTCCGCTGCTAACGTTACAGGGTTCGATCGTGATACACGTGTCTTGATCGCTAATGACGTCTCTGGCTCTATGAGAGGTACTATCTCTCCTCACTCTAAGATTTGCACACGTGAGGTTGGTCTCATTCTCGGGATGATCCTTCGGAACCATTGTAAATCTGTTATGACTGGAGTATTCGGAGAAAAGTATGTGACTTTGATCACTCCCACTGGCGGCATCTTACAGAGCTGCGATAGT